TTTGTTGTTGCATCGAGTTGAATTACAGGTCGCCGCTATATCAAGATGGCGTTCGTCATTTTGTATTTAACATAGTTAGCCCCGAATATCGGCGTTAGGGCGGCATGGGCGACCGGAATCCGAACCTCTCATGTGCGTGTACATGAGGCAGGGGCGGGCGAGTGCGTGTACGCAGGTGCGTTTAAGAAGGTTTCGTGGGCGGGAGTGCACCTCATGTGCGGGGAAGTGCGCTGGAACCTACCCACATGCTCACAAATCGCCGCATTTTTACGCAATCCGTTGGAATTATGCCGAAAAGCGGGGCACTTTGCCATATATAGCATGAAATCTGCCTTCACTTTGGACTTTTCCGGGTGAAAGTGGCTCTCTCCCTATGTGCATAGGCATACAGGCTGAGTCTTAAGACTACAAAAGGCCGATTGGACCGGAAACCACTGTTCTTGATACCTACGCACGGGTGGGTGCGCCCGCACACGAGGACTTGGGTTTTTGGGCGACCGAAAAACGCTCTCCCTATGCGTGTGCGTGTGCTTTATTAGTCTTAAGACTTAGGGGGCCCAAAAAAAATAAAAGCGGCGTAAAAAAAACGCCATAGTCTCCGGCCATGCGTCTTATCACTCCCCACGACGGGAGGTACTACTGTCTGTTCGTCTTTCGTTGTGAGATGGCGGTGGCTGTTGGTGTCCCGGCCAGCCTCCGGGGAGTGGGTGTCACTCGGTGTCTCAAAACCCGCTTTTTGTGGGGTGTGTGCAGGGGGTGCGCGTTAGCATATTACCATGTCTATAATGGCTTACCGTCCTCGCCGGTAAATCCATAATGACCAAGTGTCATTTGCATTTCCGTCCTCCTGTCCTGTGTTTGGACTGTGATGTGATGGGACCACCCCCCGCCGAAGCGAGGGGCAGTCCGGCTACCCTTTCGGGAACGAGGTCTGTCTTCGACTACCTCGATGTGTGTCGGGCGTGGTTTTATACTCACTCGATGTGGTTGCGGATAAATTCCGAGCGTGACATGTCGCCACGCATGGAGTCTATTCGGGCAAGCATGCTGACCGGCATAGAGATGCTGATTTTAACATTCATCTCAATGGCCTTGCCGTAAGCAAGGTCAAGGGCATGCTGTATTGCTTGGCTTCGACTCATGTTGAGTTCACCGAGCATTGCATCTTGGTCAGCCCGTATGCTTGCGCTAATCCCCACATTCTTTCGTTCGTATTTATTCTTTCTTCCCATATTTTCATATCCTGTCCTGTGTTGGACTGTGGTCGCTGTTGGTATGCCAGTCAGCGTCTGGCCGGGGGTTGTCCCCGATTGGTTTTACCGCTCATGTTGGCGGGTATGTGTTGGGTGCGATTCAAAATCAACGACGCTTGCTAATGACTAACTGGCGAACTTCATCTTCGGGCATGTGCCGTTCGATGGTCTTCCAAGTTGGGCACAAGCCACGGATAGTGCAGTTATTATCGCATTTACCGTGCTCAGTGCACCATTTGTCACAAGTGTTGGCGTACCAATTTCTTATCTGTTGTCTATTCATAATTCAACCTCCTGTTGGAGTGGGTCGCTGTTGATGTCGCAGTCAGCGTCTGCGCGGGTGTCCCCGGTTGGGCGACAGCATCGTGACGCCATCTTGTGGTGTCGTGTGCCGTCCTCCGCTCGTGTTGGCGGTTATGTCTAAGGGGGTGTCCTCTCATGGGGTTCAGTTGTCGGGGTACAGGCCGAAGCGTGGCGGGAAGGTACCTTCGCTGAAGACATAAGCCTCCAACTCTTGCACTTCCATCTGCATCATGTCCGTGTCCCACAACACACCGGTGCTGTGTTGCAGTTCGTTCATGAGGTTGCAGATTGACCGGGCGGTTTTGACTGCCTCGGTGCTACCCTCAGCCACCTGTTCCAACACGGCTATGTACGCTTTGTACAACGGGAGGTATGTGCCCCGGTGCATTTCTGCGTAAGCCCTGTTGCTGGGTTGCTGTCGAGGCTGTGCCTCAACGGGTTGTTCATCTGCATGCTTTGCTTCGTTCCGTGCTCGCCACTCGGCTTGACGACGGATAGAGCAGGGACCATCACAGTCCAGTGCTCCTTCACTGTCGTCGAACGAATGCGGTTGCTCAAGGCCTCCGCATTCCACCATGTAGCAAACCCGCATTTCTGGTTCTGGTTTGTCCATTTGTGTTCACCTCCGTCAGCCCCGAAGGGCTTGGAGTCCTGTTCTTGATAAGTGAATGTGAAGGGGGGTGGGGAGGATGGGGGCACTTGGCCCCCACCGTCCCCGTAGTACCTCTCGCATGGCGAGAGTAAGCCTTGATTGAATCAAGGGGTGTTCACTGTGTCACGAACGAAAGCGTACTTAAGACCAACTGTACCATTCACCGTTGTTGTTAGCAACGATGTCATGCCACTCCATGTCGAAGTCATCGACCATCTCGACCTTAACGGTGTCGTCGTCGAGGTCGGGGTCGAAGAGCCCTGCAAGTACCATAGCCATTGTGTCTGTGCACACATCGGGGGAGAAGTTCTTGCCGTCTTGCCACCGGAGTGGCAGGTCGTACTTGGACCCGTCCGGGCGGATGGCCATGTGTGATTGACCATCAAAGCCGTGGTACACTGCGTCTGCTGGCCATGACTGGTAGTACATCGCGTGGCGGGTGTTCCAGTTGGCACCGAGCATCTCGTTGTATGCGTTGTCGATTGCGTCGTTAAGGGCCATGTCGTCCCACTCGTATTGCATGAGTTGGATGGAAGCCACATTGACGGAGCCGATGGCACATGTGTCCGAGTCGCCGGTTGCTTTGGCTGGTGTCCTGTTCCACTGTGCGTATGTGCGCCAGTCGTATGACACACCTGCTGTGTCTGCACTGCCCTTGATGTGTCGGCTGGTTATCACACCATCGGGTGAGATGGTGTACTCCTTGCCGATGGCACAAGCCCAACTGTTGTAGATGCGCTTGCCGTAGGCGTCGTGCAGATGCTTCTCAGTCGAGGCGACCACGATGATACCTGCGTCGGAGTCAAGGCGGCCCGCATGGAGCGGGTTGCCACCGTTAGTCCAGAACTTGAGTGTACCTGCTGGGTCACGAGCGTCGGACCAAATGAGGGACATTGAGCCCTCACACAGTTCGACCACCTTCTCGATGCCACCTGCTTCGAGGCAAGCGGCGACGGCTTGGCTGTCCACCGGACCAGTCTGTTTGGCGTCAAGCGCCTTCCAAACCGTGTCGTAGTTGTGAACCACACCGTTGTGCACGAGTGTCACATGGGCTTTGGGCCCGAAGTGAGGGTGTGCGTTGGCGGCGGTGTTTTTGCCGTGTGTCGCATACCGTGTGTGCATCATCATCCAAATGGTTGCCTTGCTGAAGTACTTCTTGAACAACTTCGGTGCAAGGGCCACACTGCTGGTTGGTGACTTTTGGTAGTACACTTCGCCATCGGTGGTCTTGAACCACGCCGCACCTGCCGCTTGGTTGCCACGGCTGGACAAGCCACTAAAGAGGCGTGTTGATGCCTTCTTAGCGTTGTTGCCCTTGACGGAACCGGAGTGGACAAGACCGATGCCACACCCGACCAGTAGCGCCACTGCACCGATGAGAGGTGCTGTGACAGCAAGGCCAAGCATGAACACTGCCAGTCCACCCATCTCGTAGGCGGTGGTGTGTGAGCGTGAACCCATTACAAGTTCTTCGCAACCACAGTAGGGGCATTCCAAGTCTTCGCCATCATGTGGTGTGACAATGTAGTCGCCGGTGTCGTGTTCACTGAAGAACATCCGTAGGTAGTTGGCACTGAAGCGGTTTTCGTAGTTGTCTGCACTGAGTGAACTGCCGCAATCGTTGTTGTTGCAGTGGATGTAGGTGCTGGCAAGGTTGAGTTGGTTGTTCTCATCCAAGTTATTGAACTCTTGGAGAGCCGCCGCTCGGTCAATGAAGACCTCGCACTCACCGTGTACGCAGTGCGTTGAGCCGCATAGCACACACGCTGTTGTTGGTATGCCATGTAGCACGACTGCTCGCTTCTCGTAGTAGTCACGGATGTGATGGTCCACTTCAAGGTCCATGAAGGCCCACATTGCGTCACGGGTGTTTGGTAGGTCGTCAAGCGAGAAGAAACCGAGGTAGTTGGTCTCGTCTTCGCAAGCCGCCACAAACCGTGTACAGAACTCGACCCAACGGCTGATTTTCATTGGGTTGACTGTGCCTTGATGTGCTCGGAACTCGATGGTACCGAATCCACGGGCAAACATTGACTTGAGGTTTAGGTGCTGGTAGCGTCCATGACCGGAGTGCCAGTCAAAGAGGTAGTGGTAGTGTTTGTCACCTGTGTGCTCAATCATCTCGTACTCGTCCGTGACATGGTTGTATGTGCGTCGTGTGTGCGAGGTGGCTGTGAAGACCATCTCACTTGGATGCATGTCCGGGTCGTGCAGATTGTGGGCTTGTGCGTACTGGTTGTCCCACCGGGATGATGGGAAAATCTTCTTCAAGTCGTGGAAGAAGAAAGACCATGCGTATGCTACTCGTCCACCGATTGACTTGGCTTCGTCGTGCGACATCACACCATTGTCCCCAAACATTTCGTTGGGTTTTCTTAGTGCGACATGTGCGTGTAGCCCAGTCGTGGTGTTGATGCGGGCAATGGCTCGCAAGGGTTCTACTGTTTCAAGAATCCAAGCGGTCACTTCTGCCGGGGCAAGAGGTGGTGAGACCACCTCGAAGCCGCCACTGCTGAGTGAACCATCCGTGGTGACACGGGTGATTCCGCCGGTGGTGCGACCTGCCATCCACTCCGAGGACTGGTGCGTGTGGTTGGTCTGCTCCGTTGGCTGTTCCACTGACCGAAGGTAGGCCCGCCGAGCGGCACGAGTTCGTCGTGCTTTGGCATTTTGACCTTGTACGAAGGACAGGAAGCGTTTGAAGGCCCCCGGTGCGTCTTTCGCTTTGTGAAGATTGAGCCAATGGGCTATCTTCTGGTTCGGTGCAGATTCAGCGTGTGCTTTGCGGATGGCCTCGATTTCGAGCCCGATGCCGTACATCTTGGTAGCGCCTACTTGTGCGTACTGCTTTCGTTCGTTCTTTCGCTGGACAGATGCGGATAGTATGGTAGCGGCCATGAGTACAAGTACCCAGCCCATTGCCAATACGAACCCGAGTCCGTCTGCTTCGTTCATCATTTGTGCGTTTTGCATTTTTGTTCCTCCTGTTTTTGGGGTTGTCCTGTTGCCTTTTGGGACTCTCGATATGTTGCCCCAGCAATCGGGGCTCGAGCCTGTCTTTGGTCGGTCAGTGTCCGGTGATGCAGGGTGAGGGTACAAGCCTCGGGTTGTTTGTATCGAACCCTGCTGGTGAGTAGGAAAGGTGGAGGGGTATCAACGCCTACCGGTACTTTGGCGCATCGGTGTTGGCTCAAGGCCATCGGCTACTCCCCCCCACTGTGCTATCTTCACAGGTTGATGTGAAAGAACGAATGTTCGCAGATATGACTCGCTACCGATGGGCTGATTGGCTCGACTGAAATCCTCGTCATATCCGCTATGTGCACCTTAGCCTAAGACCCACGGACTTTGACCCCGCTTCGACATCGAGTGTTCAACACTCTATGCACATCCCACCCCGGTGCCTCTTTCGAGGCTCAGTCCCTGCTTCAGGCCCGACTCACTGCATTGCGTATCTTTGCACTCGAGGGATAGGTTGGTTTTTGGGTGCTTGCGACTGCGAATCAGTCACTCCCAATCGCCGGTTTATCTCGAGTCACTCTTCTGTCCCCCGGCACGGTTGTGCCATCGGAAGAGTGCGGCGCCATCTTTACGATGTCTTATGGCTTGGTTATTTTCGCCACTCCCGCTTGCATTTCCGGTGATTATCCGTACTTTGCGAATGTCTGTGAGTTATCGACCTCCGTCACATCTCAGCAAGGCATCTTCATGGATGCCCGAGCCACGAATCCGTGAACTGTCTTTGACCGACTGCTTTGTCGAGTGTGAACTTTGGTGGGTTCCGTTTGGTTGTTCGCAAGGGCATTTTCCGTAGAATAGCCGCCACGATGTGTCGCATGGACACTTGTCCCCCATTAGGAACCGCCGCCGGTTCCCACTGCTGAGGGCCTATACTTCTTCGGCTCGGGTCGGTACTTCCCAAGCAAAGTGAACATAGACCCCACGACCTTAAACCTGTCGGTCCAAAAAACGCTGTACTGAGAGCCTGACCCTATCATGATAGGGTCGTCCGTTCACAAGAAAATCAAGGGCGGACAATCGGCCAAATGTCCCAAAACAGCCCAAAAACGGCCATCCGGCGATTGAGAGGGGCCGCCGGTCTCGCAGTACAGCGTTTAGGCCGTTGGAACATACACATTGATAAGCATCCACGATGTGGCGAAACACATGCCGGAGGCGTTGCATTTGGACTTTCACGACATGAGAAATCTCTCTCCCAAGAGTCCTCGTGGCAAAGGGGAAGTACCTAAGACTATTGTATAAGACAACGCCAAGCACTCTCTCCCCAGCGCATTTTCATTTTCTAATGACGCAAGCACGGCGGCAACACTGGCGGCAAATCCAACCAAAATTCAAACATCGCTGGCTTGATATATGACCATGCATTGGGAAGGGCATGGACGGACACCAATTCCCAACCCTAAGCCTAACTGACAAATTGACCCAAGCCGACAACGGAGGTGAGTTCATGGCTAAGGTGAAAGCGCAATACGAAACGCTTCAACACCAACTCGATAACACCTCACCGGAACTACTCGGAAACCGAGCCTCAAACCACTACGGAGCAGTCAAGCGAGTCAAGACCACACCAGCAGTGAAGAAGTTGATGATACCTCGGGACTCGAAAGGCAACCGCTCAACGAGCCGTCAAGTCAATGCAAAATCGTACAACGAATCAACATGCAAATGGTCCCATGTTGAGACATCATTCAAGCGCACTGTTGAAGTTCAACCAAAGGTCGAGGAAGTCATACCTCAACGGAACTGGACAGTGTACCGGAATGACCGAGTGAGTGAGAACATCATTGAGACATTGGCAACGCTTGAGCAGTTCCTCGACGACAACGGCGAGAACATCACCGCTGAGTTCCGCACCATGTACTTCGACCTTGAATTGTGCCGACAGCGCAACTGTCCCCGATGCGATGCAATAGGCCTTCAAATTGCACAGGCTCATGAAGCCAATGGAAACCGGTGAACAGGCCGGTTGAAGCCTAACCAATGGGAGCGATTCCCAGCCTTCGGGCTGGGACTCCCAGCGGCTCCGGCGGAGGCGGATTCTCTCTCTCTCTCCCTCGCCGGAGGCATTATTTTGCGTAAGACTTACTTACTATACTGCGTCGAACTCTCTCCCCAGCGCATTTTCAATTTATACGAGCATCCCCCCGAAGGTGGCTGAGGCTGGCAACCAAGCCCATCGCTGGCTTGATATAGGGGACACCTCCCATGTCGGAATAACCGACGAAACAAACGAAGCAGTCGGCCTAACAGGAGATGAAAAAATATGCAAAAGATAGAATGCCCAACACCTGCCCAATTCGCAGTGCTGTTGAAGATTGAACAAAACACGGGGCTTGATGAAATGCGAGTGGCTATGGAACGAACAGGGATGATTGTAGAAGGTCGCCCCCTCTTCGGTGAAGATGAGAAGTTAATGCGCCGGTTCCGGTCGTCGCTTTCGTACTTCGCCACACGATACCCGAAAGTCGTTGCCGAACTTTACGCAATGAACGCTTGAATCCGGTAAGCCGGAGATCAAAATATAAACCGGAATAGTCGCAGACAGGTTCCGTTCCCACTCAACGATGGTAGCCAACAACCCGTCGCCCTTCGGGGCGGCGGTTCTCTCTCTCTCCCTCCCAGCGCAAGCATTGTTTTGCGTAAGACTTCGTTAATACAATACCAGCATTTCTCTCCCCAGCGCATTTTCAGTATATACGGCCGTCCCCCACTGAGTGGGGCAAACAGCCCGAGATTGGCTTCGCTCCGCTGGCTTGATATAGGAGAGTGCCTTAGCATGGATAAGTCGCACAGCGACAACACAAACAGGAGATGAAAAAATGAGAAAAGAACTGAGAATGAAACCGGTAATGTTGGCGGTCCTATGGGCCTTCATCCAAGACCAGTGCAAGAGGCAAAAACCGATAGAATGGATGATGCAGGTAATGCACCTCGCTATCGAGGACTGCCAACGCCGAAACCTCATCTTGAGGGACCGAGCAACAGCCGAGCGAGTTGGCCGTAGAGCCATCATCGCTATGGTGAAGTTAGATGATGCCAACATCCACAGCATTATGGAAAGCGCTGACCGATACGCAAGGTTGGAAAAGAAGTTGTACGAAGCCCGCAAAGACTTGGAAAGGCTCGGCATGGGAGTCCACAACACGGACAACCTACGGACTGACATCAACCCGCTCAACCGACGAAACCACGAGTGAGTGAGTAGTCAGAAGCAACAGTCAACACCAGTCCCCTACGGGGGTCAATAGCCGCCTTCGGGCCCGCTTCGGCGGGCTCGATTGGCCTTCGTTCTCTCTCTCTCCCTCGGGGCGAAGCCATATATTTGCGTAAGACTTCGTTAATACCACGAATGAATCTCTCTCCCCAGCGCATTTTCATTTAACACGGGTGCCCCCCGCAAGTATGCTGATGGTCCCTCGAGGCCCGCTTCAGCGGGCTGGGGTTCCCACCACCACCATTGATATAGGAGTGTGCCGTAGGAGTGGCATGGACGGAGAACCCGAACCTACGAAGCCCGAGGAACAAACGACCCTACTATGCACCGAGGAATGGTGCGTTGCCTGTGGCAACTGTGACTTCCCAGTGAGTCACAAAGCACAGGGACTATGGAAGACCGAAGAGGTACTTGACGAATGTTGGGAATGCGAAGAAGAAACAGATGAACCAATGTCTTGCAGTGACTGTGGAATTGAAGCCCACTGCCCCGACTGCTGGACGACCTGTGGTTGCGATGTTGGCGACCTTGCCTACGATGCAATGATGGACGACATTGGAAGTGGTAACTGATGATGCCAATAGACCAAGCACTGCTTGAACTCGCTGTGTTGACCGCTGTGGTATGGTTCCCATACGCAGACACCTACAACTACATCTGCGAACTGCTCGACAAGGATTGAGCACCCCTCAGCGACGACGGCGCAACGGTCGAGAGCCGAACCCTTCCCCGCCTCGGCGGGGTTGGGTTCTCCCACCAGTGAGATGGCCTTTACACTGAGGATTTCACGCCCGCCAAAAACACAAAGACTATGGTATATTGGGACAGCCAAGCACCACGCGAATTTTTGGCAAATTTTTTTTGGAAACATTGATAAGGTGGCGACCATACCATACAGAACATGGACTTCCAAGCCATCATCAGCGAGCATGACCCTAATGACTTCACATCCCGTATGCAATTTGCCCGGCATTTGCACTCACTGTACCCGATGGTATCAGTGAAGGGTTGGGAGATGCGACTCATTCGGGCGGTATCTTCGGGTAAAGTACAGGGAAAGAACTCATACGAGTATGACGAGACCACCGATACCTACACAACGCACCTAACGGGCGTACCTGTTGTCAAGACTGGGGAAGAACACCGTAGCATGATGCTTGATTGGTCCAGTGGCATGTCCACCAGTGAGTTCTGTGTCAAGCACAACATACCGGAGATGCGGGCACGACAGTACCGTCAAGTTCACAAAATGACTCGGCACTCAGTCCCCGTGACAGATGAGCAATTGTTTGAGGCAGATGAACAGGATGGTCTTGTCGAAGAAATCCTTTCGTCCCGACGACAGACTCTCATGACCGAGATTGCTAAGAAAAAGCACAAGCAGTTGGTCAAGGACTCCAACAACTGGCAAATTCTCAAGTACGACTACTTGGCGCACATGGTGTCACTACAAAAGGCACCTAAGTCCGTGCCTAAGTTGAGCCTAAAGAAAGCAAAGAACCCATACGCTCTTGTCGTATGCCCTACTGATTTTCACTGGGGTAAGTACGGTTGGGTCGATGAGGTGGGAGAATCCTACAATTTTGAGGAAGCAAGGAAGCGACTCATGGAAAAGACCGAAACACTTGTGTCTCGTATCTCGACCAAGCCCGAGAAAATCTTTGTTGGCGCTGGGTCCGATTGGTTCCATGTGGACAATGATGCTGGGCTCACGACCCGTGGTACGCCACAAGACATGTGTGCCACCCCTGCTGAAATCCTTATCACCGGGTGCAAGTTGGCCCGTGAGCACATTGACATGCTACGACAGGTTGCTCCTGTTGAAATCGTTATGATGGCTGGTAATCACGACCGTCACTCGTCCCTTGCGCTAATGATGTACCTATCTGCCGCATACGAGAATGTCAAGGATGTCGAAATAGTTATCACGCCAAACAACCGGCGCTACATCGAGTATGGCAACACTATCCTCGGCTTCACTCACGGAGATGGACTTGGTAAGACTGCACTCGGTCCTCTCATGGCTGTCGAGGCTCGTGAGATGTGGGGCAACACCGAACACAAGATTTGGTTCCACGGCCACCTACATCACCAGCGAATGCACGAGAAGGATGGGTGCCTTATTATCCAAATGCCATCTCTCGCCGGTCACGACCGCTACCATGCCCGCTCCGGGTACACTACCAGCAAAGCAGGGCTTGCCGCATACCTTATCGACGACAAAGAGGGCTACATCGGCTCACTCTTCGCACCAGTATCTCACGAGTGATTAGCATGGCACGGATTGTTAGAAAGACAATGAGACAATGCCAAAATTGCGGGCACACTACCGACTCACGATACAACAGTCACAAGAACTGGTGTCCCATCAAAAAGAAAATGGTGTACTGCGGCTACATGAGGGTGGTTCGTGAATGAGTATCACTAACTTTAATTTTCAGCGGTCGAAGTACGACATTAAGCACTTCTATGAGTGGCTGTCCCCCGAGTACAAGTGGGCTGACCACATCGGTCAGTGGATGGAATTGTATAGTGAGCGCAAGGGTGCGTCAGTACATCGTGTGTGTATTATCGCCCCTCGTTCCCACAGCAAGTCTGCTACACTGCGTGTCAAGTTGCTACACATGTGTCTATTCGAGGAACGCAACGGCAACCCTATGGAAGTGTGGTTGTTCTCGGCATCTATTCGGCAATCAACCAACCGTCTTGAAGAAATTAAGACTGACATGCGCCGACACCCGGAACTACGCAAGTACCTCGATGAGCGCCGCTCTAACAAGCAAAGAATCTCGTTCACAAACGGTGCGTGGATTCAAGCCACAGGTGTGGGTTCCGCTATCCGTGGTGAGCACCCTGCTGTCGTAGCACTTGACGATGTACTGGCTGAGATGGGGGACATGACAATGGACTCCGTGCGAGAGTGGTTCAAGAAAGTCATTACGCCTATGCTCGACCCCGGTACATCGTTGTTCTGTGTAGGTACGCCTATGTCCCACACTGACCTATACCAAACCGAAATGCTGTCCGAGAAGGCAAAGGAAGTATGGAAGTCCGGTGTGTGGTCAGCATTCCCCAATTGGGATGAGCATAGAGCCAACCCCGAAGTAGAATTACTCCCACTCTGGCCCGAGTTCCGACCCACCGACTTTCTTTTGGAACAAAAAATCAGCATGGACGACGACCTCGCCTTCGCTCAAGAGTATCTGTGCAAGGTCGTGGACGATGATGCCCAAGTCTTCAACAGGAACCTCATCCGAAAAAACATAGACATAAGTTCCGAGGGAGGTTTCAACGCTCATCTCGATGATGGTTCCCGGTTCGTTCTCGGTTTCGACCCCGCTCATGGTATTGGTAAAGACTACTCCGTTTTAATATGCTTGCGGCAAGATGCGCAGGGCTATATCCACTTTGTTGATATGTGGCGTCGAAATGACTTCCCGCCGGACAAGCAAGCAGATGTCATTATTGAGTGGGCCGACCAGTTCAAAGCGCCAGTAGCCGCAGAAGATGTAGGTTTCCAGCGACTGTATGAAACAGTCATTGAGCAAAAGGGTGCAGTTCTCGACTATCGTCCATCGAAAGCCTCAAATAAGGGACTGAAACAGGGGCTACTTAACCGGTTTAGGGTATGGTTCGAGAGAGAACTTATCATTTTCCCGTATGGTTCCGATGAAATACGCAAGAAAGTGGCAATCATTCTCGACGAACTGGAGAACCATGTATGGAAAGATGGCAACATTATTGATGTCGGCAAGCACAACGATACAGTCATGGCATTCGCCCACGCCATCGACCAATTCAAAGCAAAGCGCATGGATTATATGCCTATGGCTACCGGAAAAAGTAGCATGGGTGGTTGGTCAAAAAATAAAAAACCGACAAAACAATCAAAAGTACGCAATACTCACGGTAAATATGTCGGATTTAGTTAAAAATCGTCGTGATGTTCAAGTAGCATACCACCTGTGCTGAGAACATGGCATGGTGGAATCCATTTTCGACGACCCCAGTAGTCGCTCAAGAAGAGGTACAGAAGATTGTGCCTATCACAAGCACTGCGAGCCGTCGAGCAGAAAACCCATTTACCGTTATGGCGGCTGGGATTGACGAAATAGTGAAACAAACCGAGCAACTTCGTGGGTCATTCGACCACACAAATGAATTTGACCTGTATGACGACATGCTGAACTACGACCCGGAACTCAATGGGGCGGTACGAACCATCAGCCTAACAGCAAACAAGTATGAAATCCTCGGTGGTAAGAACTCAGCCATCCGAAACGCCATCACGACACTCACGCAAGAAGTCCTTGACTTCGACGACCTGCTCATCAACGGTATGAGAAACCTCATGGTGTACGGCAACGACATCTCAAAGATGGTAGGTAAGACTGGGACTGGCATCACTGACCTACAATCCCTACCAATCTCACAAATGACTGCCCTTGACGACCGTAGTGCTTCGACACAAACCGACAAGGAGAACGCTATCCTGTCAGCAACCCGCTACATCCTCCGTGAGCAGGTCCGTGACCCACAAGAATACCCAGCAGATGAAATCCTACACATCCGTATTGACTACCGGTCTAACTGGTTCCGTGACCGATTGGGTCGGTGGACCTATGGTGTATGGGGCGCATCCCGATTCACTGCTCTCAAGCAAGCAATTCGTGCCAAGTACAACAGCATGAACAACCGCATCGCTCTCGAAGACTCATTGACCAAGCAATACATCACCATTGGTCCCGAGGCAGTTGAGAATATCAGCGACCCCGACGAAGCCGCAGAACGACTCCAGTATGTCATTAACAATGTGGGGACGCTATTGGACGGACTACGCTCGGACCAAGTACCTATCCTCCCCCACTATGTTAAGATGGAGTTCGTGGACCTCAAGAATACTGTGCCCGATAACTCCGGGTTCATGGATTCAGTCAACGCTGACATCTCATCGGTACTCCATGTGCCACGAGTCAGTATGGGACAAGAGCGAGGCTCGACCTTCGCCGCTACCTACAACGCAAGTCAGTGGTCAGTTCAAGCAATTCGCCGCCTACAATCAATCCTTGCACAATCTATGCAGGGTCTGTTCTCAAAGCACTTGGAACTACTCGGTATTGCACACACCAACGCAGACCTACCGAAAGTTGTATTCCAACCGCTCGATGAAGAATCTCCATTCGAGCAAACACGCAGAACAACTATGGCTTATGAGGCTGGAATCACAACTCTAAACGAAGCAAGATTCGATATTGGGCTCGGTCCCGAAAAGGGCAACTTAGGGAAACAACGATATGTCAAGTCGAAGTCCCCATCAAGTACAGGAGAGTTGCCCCGTGAAAACGAAAATAAACCCCCGGAAGAGAGTGAGTGAAATGAGAGACACCAAAGGCAAATCGTTCAATGACCGTATGGTACAGCGCACTGTGCTACCAGCGATTTATTTGTGGCTTGCCGCCGCTGGCGCAGTTGTCGCAATGGGTATTTGGAAACCCGATGTGGTTCTCGAAAACCTTGACGGCTTCATTGCTCTTATTGCTATCATTGGTGGCGTTGCCGCCCCAGCACTTAACACAGTGCTTCGTATGTGGGAGTCCGAGCAGACTGTCGAAATCGACAACATCGCTGTTGAACTCAAGCACGACCGAGAGCGAGCACAAGACCAGCACATACATGCTATGGGCTTGGAGAAAGAACACCAACTACACGCACACGATGTTGAGAAGCATGAAGTGGGAATCACCATAAAGAACAAAGTAGTTCCTATGGGCAAAGATAAGAAGTGATACTATGACAGAAGAAGCAGAAGTAGTGGAAGCACTACAATACGGCAAGCCGGGCAAAGACGATAAGCGCAAGACGCCCGCTAAACCAAGCGAGCGCCGCAAGGGTTCTAAGAAAAACAAGAAGGATTCGGCAAGCAAGCCCAACGACTCAATCAAGATGAGTGAGTCAACTGAGGCCAGCATTCGCAAGTTAATGGAAGAGCACAACAAGAAAGACAAGGGTAGCAAAGCCTCTATGGGTATGCTAAAGTCAGTCTTTCGTAGGGGTGCTGGTGCTTTCAGCCGGAGTCACGCTCCTAACATGTCAAGAAACGGCTGGGGTCTTGCTCGAGTCAAAGCATTCCTATACCTTTTGCGAAACGGACGACCCAGCAACCCGAACTACAAGCAAGACAATGACCTTCTGCCAAAGTCCCATCCAAGAGCCGAAGAAGAATATGAAGATTGGGGTGAGCCTTTTGCCGCCGCCGAGTATCAAGGCAAAAAGGTCACTCTAAACAAACCATTCCGCACACAAGGTGGAAAGAAAAAGTTCGCCGTGTATGTACAGAACGGAGCAGGTCGAGTTATCATCGTGCGCTTTGGCGACCCTAACATGGAAATTAAGCGTGACGACCCTAAGCGTCGAAAGGCATTCCGTGACCGACACGACTGTGCTAACAAGAAAGACAAGACCACACCCGGCTACTGGTCATGCCGCCAATGGTCCACAAACAAAGTCGAAGCCAATGCTGATAAGTCGGAAGAGTCCGTCGAGAGTAGTATGGGTTGCGGCGAAGTGGAAGCAGACTGTGGCTGTGGTTGCACAGGTCACTCAGTCGAAGCGGCTGAACCTAAGCCATCCGCCAATGAAACCCACGATGAGTACATGACTCGTTGTCAAAAGGCTGGTTATTCCAAAGAGGAATGTATGGCCGCACACGAAGGCCACTCTTTCAAGGAAGAAGCCGCATACCACGACGATGAAAAGAAAATGAAAGCATCGGAGTGCGACGACGAATGTCCTATTGGCCAAGAGATGGTCAACGGGGAGTGCATTCGTGTTGCAGTCACCTGTGAAATCGAAATCGACAGTATTGAGACTCGCATCGAGGCGAGCACCGGCAAGAGCGTCATGCGTATCACCGGTATTGCATTTACTGATGGAGTCAATAAGAACTCGTGGGGCATTCGCCCTGCTCTCGCACAGCGCCTTACCAACGATATGGTTGGCGCAGATGTGACACTCAACCACCCTAAGTCCGAGATGGGTCGCTTCCGACGCAACATGGATGGCGGTGTGGATGAGGCTACTGTCGGTGTTGTCACCGAAGCATCATACCACCAAACAAACACTGGGTACCAAGTTCGATATGTAGCAGAAGTTCACCGAACAGAACTATTTGCTTCTCTTGAGTCTGGTCTATGGATGCGCCCCGAGTACGGCGTGTCAATTGGCGGCACAGGAATCCCAAGTGAAATTGTAGAAGCCACCGAAGAAGGTGGACGACCAACCATGTGGTTCGCTGACGACTTTGCCTTTGACCATCTTGCTATTGTGCACCGCCCGGCGTACCCCGAAGCAAACATAGAATCGGTCAAAAAGGTCGAGGCATCAACAATGCTTAAGTACCAACCCGATGGTAGCACGGTTCAGTCGAAGGTGAATAAAATGACCGAAGAACAAATTGAATCAACCGCATCCGAATTGGAAGCACTACAAGCAGAACTCGTCCTACGAGAAGCAAAAATTGCAGAATTTGAAGCCGCAGATGTCGCACGAGCAGAAGACGCTCGTCTTGCTCTCGTTAGCAAGGCAACTGAAATGGGCCTAAAGGGTCACGAAGACTTCACTGCTGAAACACTTAACTCAGTTATCGCATCTTGGGAATCCTCCCGACCTGCACCAGTCGCAGAACCTGCTGTCGAAATGGCACCAGTTGCACCAGCAAGCGAACCAGCAGTGGCTTCCGAAGAATCCGCTGAACCTGTTATCGCTAACTACCTAAATGGAAAGATGGTAGAATCCTCCGAATCCCTGTACGCACGATGCTACAACAGTTGGGCTAACGCCTACAACACTGTTATGGCTGGAGCCGACATGCAAAAGGCTAAATTGTACGAGGAACTTAACTGAATAAGGAAGTGAAAAAATGAACTATGTACAGCCTCTAAACGCAACTTTGAAAGACGCAGAAATCGTCCGTTCCGCTGGTCGCCTATTGACTATGGACGGAAGTACCAACACACTCGAAACCACAGATGTGACCGATGTCTGTATCGGTGTCGCAGTCGAAGAATCCTCCCGTGACTCACTACAAGTGTACGAAACCACAGGAGCAACTGTGTCCTACTACCCATTGACCGGTATCTTGCTCGTGCAAGTTGATGCCGCATCAACCTTCAACATTGGCGATACCGTCTATGTCGGAGGCGCTGGTCTTGCTACATCCACCGCAGGGTCCAACAAGAAGTTGGGACTCTATGTGGGCGAATCCGCTCACGCCGCTACTGCTCTCTCAGCCCCACTTGGTGGAAACGACGGACAATCGGGTGCCACAGAAGGTGCTCTCATCCGTGTGAACACCTCACACGCACAGATTGCTTGAGGCTGATTGAAGAAAAATAAGGAAGTGAAATATATGGCTAACAAATCCCTCGAAGAACTACTTGAAGTGACTGCCGCAACCGGACCATTCGGTAAAGGTGACGCTGTGCTCGAACAAACCCTCCGTGACTTTATCCAACTACAATCCACAACGATTGCAGTCGGAACTCAAGTCGTCGGTGTCCGAACTGTCCCGTGGCTCCAATTTACTTGGTACACTGGTGCAGAAGGAACATTCACCTACCCCCTCGACGATAACGCAGTCGTGGACCCGACCAAGATTGGTACCAAGAACTACTCCGTTAAGTTGGAGAAAGGTCAAGGCCGCTGTATCTTCCTCGACTCCACACTACTTCGTGGAGAAACATGGGAGAACATGAACCGACAGCAAATGGCTATCGTTCAAGCCCGTGCTGACCTCATCGACAACCACATCCTCTCCAAGTTGATTGGTGGCGCTGGTCAAACCCAAGCCGCAACCGCTGTTTGGGGAACCGGTAGCGCAGACGAAGAGCAAGACATCCTCGACTCGATGGACAAAATCTTCGCAAACGCTCGTGTGTCCGGCAATGAACCATTGTCGCTCATCCTTCCAGCAATCTGCCGTGCTCAAATGTTGAACACTCGCCTTTACACGAATGTTCTCCAGTCTCTCCAAGAGCGATTGAACACCATGATTAACCTCAAGGTGTACTACACTCGAGACTTCGACACTGGCAAGGCACTCGGTAAGGACGCTCTTCTCTTGATTGGCGGCTCGCAGACTGCTGAGTTCTTCACCTACAACGGTGACGGATTCACCGAAACAGAACTCACTCGTATCGAAGGTGTCGGCTACTCTTGGCTACTCACCTCCTACATGGGCTCAGTGATTCACGAGATGCAAGATGGTGCCGCCGCTGGTACTAACAACCGCATCGTCAAAATCACCGGCGTTATCGCTTGATGGTGTTGCTCTTGAATAAGGCGCAACTCATTAAACGACTAAAAGCAAAGGATGTACCCGTCCCCAAAGACGGGTCTATGACCGAACTCAAGCATAGGCTTGAGCATTGGGATGGAGGAAAGGGCTTCCTTTTCCGACTGGCTATACCAGCGGGTCGGAGAGGGAACGACAACCCTGCAACTATGCTTGAACATGGTGTCCTATACTGGGTACCTAACAGCAGATTCGCTCGAATGATTGCCGAAACCCAACTGGTGTTTATCATTGGTCGTGAGATGGATGTACCAAAGAGTGCAACCGTGCTTGATGTACCAAAAGACTTTAACAACAGATGGGGAATAGGTGAATCTAATGGCAGTGACGAGTGATAACATTCGGGATGTCCTTAACAGGCCGAGAGGCTTGAACGAGGGTACTATCTCCGAGATGATAACCATTCGGACCAACGAAGTCAACAAGATGGCTCGTGGCACTAACTACAATGTGTCTTCTGCTGTGGACACTGACCTCAAGGAAGGTGCAATCAAAATGCTGGTTGCTCTTGACTGCCTTAACATTCTCATTGATACCGTTCCGACCTATTATAGTGAAGACCAGCAAAGTGTGTACGACAGACGGTTTCAGCAACAAATTGTGACCTTTCAGCGACGGGCTGATGAGGCCGTGGCTTTGATTGCTGAACAAGGCACTGCGACTTTTGCGACAGGTAGTAGCAAGACTCGCTTGGTGTGATTGTGAATGGCAGATAGATACTGGGTTGCTAAGGGATTAGTGGCGAACGCATCCGACACCTCCAGTTGGAATACAGCCCCGGACGGAGGTGGGTCTTCCGGCGTACCTGCTCTTAATGATGTACTACACTTTGGTGATGAAGTGTCGGTGCAGACTGGAGTAGGCTTCGCTAAGTGCAATTATAACATTACCACTACCATAGAGCATCTAAAGACATCAAGTGGCTACAACGGCGCAACAGTGACCTCTACGGACATTTCTTTCACAGCACCCGGCACTATAACCCACAGTCACTCTAATTGGGAGGACTTGGGGTTCAAGCAAGGTATGACCATCACAATATCGGGGGCCGCTAATGCCGCCAACAATCAAACCCGAGAAATCCAAGTAGTGACCAGCAACACTATGACACTCTTGGGTTTGAGCCCTTCACTTGCTGACGAAGCGGCTGGTGCTAATGTGACAATAACATGTGACATTTCAATCGACATCACCGCTTCATTTACTACCGACCTATTGACTCTCGATACTAAGATGCAAAACACAAGTGGTTCGGGAGTGACTATTACAATCAACGGTAATGACGCACCCTTCTATGTGACTAATGGGTCAAACGCAGTCATTGAAAATGTTGACGACATAACCTACGACTATAACAACTCTTACCAGACTGTTATTTTTGATGATGGTCCTTATCCCATTGTAGTAGGTACTTCCAGTGACTTTACCCCGGAGTATCAAGCCCCCACATCCACTGACTTCGGTGCCGCAACCATGAGAACCTTGAGATTGGACTCGAGTTGTACTTTCGCTCCTAACCCAAGCCCTGCGGCATCACCACGACTAAACAGCAGTAAGGTCTTCAACATTACTAAGACCAGCAACTTTCAAATACAACACAACACCTTTGACACAGGACTAAGTACATTTGCTTTCACACTCGACGCCAGCAATTGGACACTACCTATTAGCGGTGACACTTCCTATGGTGCTGGTACCTTTGTGTCAAAGTTCTATAACCTCATCATACGCACTCCCGATACTGCTGGGCATGTCACACTAATACCGAGTGACCGGACACTATCAGTCAACAGCCTAACTGTCGAGAGCGGAGCAGTCCTCCGTGGGCAGACTACTACGAACACCGGTACTACCAGCACGATATGCTCGGTTAGGCGACCATTGATTCAAGGCGCTTGGAACTTCTCACAACTATCCGATGGAGTGTATGTCTCAGTGCTGTCCGATTCTTTCCCAATCACACCGTCGAGTGGGGCCAAAGGACTGGTACAAATATCCAACGGTGCTGGTACCTTCTCATCCGATTCTAAATTGACATGGACCAGCGGCACATCCACCTTACTTGTTGATGGTAAATTGGATGTCACTGGACTAATTGACCCTACGGGCATGCAGTTCGACAGGCAAGCGACCAATCCCGGCACTGCTGATACAGTGTGGGTGGACAATACCGGGTCACTAATGTTTGGAGCAAGCGCAGTTGGTGGTTCCGGCAGTCAAGGACCAGCCGGGCCAGCCGGACCACAAGGTCCAGCGGGAGCAGATGGGGCTGACGGAGCCGATGGCGCACAAGGTCCAGCCGGACCAGCAGGTGCTACCGGAGCGGCTGGTGCAACCGGACCTGCGGGTCCACAAGGACCGGCGGGAGCGGCAGGTGCTGATGGAGCAGACGGCTCCGATGGTGCGACAGGCGCACAAGGCCCACAGGGACCGGCAGGGGCAACAGGACCGGCAGGTTCTAATGGCTCGGACGGAAGTGATGGTGCAGACGGTTCGGATGGAGCGCAAGGTCCACAGGGACCAGCAGGTGCGACAGGACCAGCAGGGCCTCAAGGACCGGCGGGACCGACCGGTGCTACTGGACCTCAAGGACCACAAGGCCCAGCCGGTAGTGGGGGTACGATTGACATTTCAGCACTTACAGCAGACACACAAATCCGAGACGCCGACCTAATTCTCATTGACGCGGCGGCTAATGGAACCAATAGGAAAACCACATTTACCGAGGTCAAGGAGTGGATTCGTGGCGAAGGCCAACGGGTTGGTCGAGATGGTGGTGTCAACGAATTAAGGATTCGAGATTCAAGGGACGACGGAGATGTTCACCCCAACGAGTTCGTTAATCAGACTGTATCGTTTGACTTCACCGACGACATAACAGGCTCAACGAACTCTTGGGACTCGGTTATGACCATGAAGGGGTGGACTGATAACTACCGAGCATGGCAGATATGGTCTGCGGCGCATACAAGTTCGGGGTCCGTCGATACAGTGCCACTGTTCTTCCGTAGCGGAGAGGAAGATGTGCAAGACGGTTGGGGCCAAATAAAGGAGATTTTAACATTTCCCGGTACTGCTCCGAGAGTCGATGGTTCGGCAGGTCAAATTCTACAAACCAACGGCAATGGCGTACTTTCTTGGGCTTCACTGCCTCCTACATCTCCCCCACCCATTACGGGCCAGTACGAAAAATACATACTTCAACAGTCAATTTCAACGGGCGGAGGGACCATAACACTTGGATTCAATCCCAATGAACTATTCGGTACATACCAAACAGGTTCAGTGTCGGATTGGGCGGAGGGGCCGGACCACCTTGAAATCACCGCAGACGGGCTGTTCCAATTCACCTTCGGTGTGTTCGTAGATACACTTGGTGCAAATTCGGCTGAAACGCTATTTACAATCTCAACCAACCCTTTTGCATCGGGCGACCTACTTTCGCACCGAAACAGAGGGGACACGGACAGGTTCACGGACACAGGGGTCACTACTGCATATTTGACTGCTGGACAGCGTGTGTGGTTTGATGTTTCTTGTAATAGAACTCACGCAATCGGTGGCTTTGTACCCGGTCCTTTTGGACGGAATGAGGTCCGTACTTTCCTTGATGTAAGGAGGCTTGAATAATGACGAGATGTGTATATTTAGACGGATGGTTCGACGCTAAATCGAAAGAACTTGACGCAGAAGAAAAAAGACAAAAAAAAGACTTGATAACAGGTGAGAAAAATGAGTAGTCGAAAAGGAAAAATTGTGTATCAACCACCGGAAAGATGCTACACCAATGTGAACATTGAAAAGACGGAGCATGGGTACGCAGTATATAGGGTGGGCGAAAACAAGCCGTTTTCCTTCATCCCGACATCAGCAGTTAAGCAAATTGAATACAAGGAGTGAACAAAATGGACACCGAAATGATTATCTTGCTCGCCGCCATCGCCGTTGGTCTTGGTTTGGCTGGGTACAAAGCATACAAAAAATTGATGGCAGATGGTAAAATCACACTTGATGAAGTGATTGACTTGGCCGACGACCTAAAGAAAATCGTCGATAAGTTGCCATCCCCATCCGCAATGAAGAAAATGAAAAAGGACGAACTGATTGCCCTTGCTAATGACAACGGTCTTGCAGTCGATGGCACTAAAGCCGACCTCATCTCCCGCCTTGAAGAAGCAAAGCAGGTGATTGAAGATGGACAGTGAGGCTCGCTTGGATAACTTGGAAGAAAGAACACGCTTGCTTGAGCAAGCCGTTCTTGAACTATCGACTATGGCCAAGTATTTGAAATACGCCGCTATCGCCCTGTTCGCTTCGCTTGGCGTTGATGTACAGGGGGTCATGTGATATGACCTACTGCACCAGCACTGATGTATCAATCCGACTCGGACTTGACTCAGCACAACAGGCTCGAGCGGCTACCCGCATCACAAGCGCCATCTCCCGAGCAACAATCAACATTGACCAAGAGTTCCGAGACTACGGTAGAGCCGCTCCAACTGGCGCTACTGGCAACATGGCCGCAGTTCTCAAAGAAATTTGTGCTGACCTCGCATCGGCAATTTACCTTGAGGACGATGCGGCATTCCATCAGTCCGGCGTTGAAGCAGTTCGCTCCAATGTTCTCCGAATGAGGGGCAATGGTGAACTCCAGCGACTCGCTCATTTGGGAACGGTGAGTTGATATGGGCTACACCATCAACCTAAAGAATAGTCTTGGTAGCGTCAGTGCTACCATTAAAGACAGGCAACTCAATGCCGCAATGGATAATTTTGAGAAGACTGCTGGCGCAGTCATTGCCGACGCAATCAAAGATGTACTAAGACAAGAAGCCGCAAGCACTCAGCGTTTCATCAACGGCGCAGTCAGTCCCCGACAACGATACATGGGTAAGCGAGTGGCAGATTCTATTGCGGTTGAGATGGGGCAAGACGAGGCTAACAACATCGTGGTTAGATTTGGTGCTGACCCAATGGACGACGGTGGACCGGAAGGTTCTCGTGGTGGGAAGTTGGCACTGCTACTCGAGTACGGGGCACGACCGTTTGAATACGGATTCACATTCAAGACAATTAAGAACTCCCCTTCGTGGGGCAGTGGTGCTGGCGAAGGTGGTTTCATTAACGCCAAAGGTCGCAATTCCACTCACCCCGGTTTCAAGTCAATAGGCTGGCTCGAGCGAGCAGAAGAGCGAGTTAAGCCGGAGATAGGACAAGCAATAGCAGATGCACTTAGGGAGGCATACGGATGAGCATAGCAACGACAACCCAATTTTGGACAAGCAGAATGAACGGCGGCGACCCGTCGAATTTGACAGACTACGGCACCGACAACGCCTCGTTCACACGAACTGCTGGCGATGGCGGCTCGGGTAGTGAAGTCAATGGTTCATGGCAAATCTTGGCAGGTGCTGGACAAGAGTGGTCAATCACTCCTACCAGCGATGCCTACACTATGGTCGTCTGTTTCAAAATGACCAGCACTCCGGCAGACAGCACAGTTCTCATGGAACTCGACAACGGCACACACAAGGCACAGGTACAGGCTACCGGTGACTTGCAGACGCTAAGGCTCGTGGGAGCGACGAGTACGACAATGACCAATCTTGACTTGGCACAGGCTGGTGCCTTCGACGCAGTACCCATCATGGTTAGGTTGACCCTAAGTTCAACGGGAACTGCCACCATGTACTGCCGGGAAATCATCGAAGACGATGCAGGTACGGCCAACTATGTGCAGGTCACAGGCGATACTGGTTCCTCTAAGGCAATCAAGTGGGGCAACGACAGTGGCACAATCATTTGGAACAATGTGTATTGCACCACCTACGGTGCATTCGACCCCGATGAAATGTCCACATCCCCATTCGTCACCGACAGTCTAATGAGGATGGGTTTGTCAATCGTGGAGTTGCTCAAGAACAGCAAGCGATTTTACCTCAAGAACCAAGTGTCGGACGCATCAATCCTGTATGGCTACGACATCTCATCGCAGATGGTCACACGAATACCACAGCCGTCAATACATGTCCTCCTAAAGCAGTTGGAGTCACCATCATTCACCACTCTCGGTGGTACACGAATCGAACAGAACTACTCGGTGATTCTATTCATCACCACTCGTGGTACTGACTACAAGAACTCGTACCGCATGGGACTTGAGATTGCAGGGGACACCTTTGACGAACTGTACACCAACACCGGTTTGCTCGGCAACACCGACAGTCTAACTGACTACACTATCTCATTCGACACGAAGATGGACGATGATGAAGTTGTGTGTGTCCATAGGCTGGAAGTCACCTATATGCGGCGACTAAATATGCTTCACAGGTGAAACCCTTAAGTGATAAGCCGCAAGTAGCCTGTACTAAGGTGAACCTTTATGGCTTCCAATCTCAAGTACCGATATGTCGCACTGACCCCCGAACACACTACTGTCACTGGCGCTCGTTCCTACGGAACAGCATCGGCTGGTGCTTCCGCTCGAATTGGCGGAGAAGCAGACAGTGAGTCGATTCAATACCAATTTGACCTCTTGACCCGAGCAGACATGAGTCACTACGGTGCACAAAAGTCCGTGAACGGCAAGGAATACTCGAGCGGAAGCATCGACTTGGTTATGCAACCGGACGACTTCCTCGGCCTTTGCATTTACGGTATTTACGGTGACAACACTGCAAACCCACCCGCTTCCTCTGGCTATACGCAGACTGCCAAAGTCCACACCTTCAAGGAGGCTTCCGACCAAGTTCTCCCATCATTCACTCTCGAAGTGGGTCGTGAAGAAAAGGAACACACCTACACAGGTATGTGTGTTGAAAGCCTTTCGTTCAGCGCATCCCACGGTGAGTACGCAACAATCAGCGCATCATTTACTGGTAGGTCGGAATCAGCACTTAGCACCCTCACAAACCCTCCGCTCTCCGGCAACACAGTTGATGGCTTCCACTTCGCAGAAGGCACTGTGTCCTTTGCATCAGCAGGTGGTTCACCAGTGGCCAGCACTCGAATCCAATCAATCAGTCTTGACTTCAACATGAACCTCGACACAGATGCGGCTTGCTCAATCGGTAGCCGAACCTACCTCCGACAACCTCTTCCACAAATGAGAGAAATCAGCGGTACTGTTGAGTTCTCAACAGCACACGATGTGGCTGGAAGCGTGGACGACCCAGCATACGACACAGCACTCGGTACTGGAGGCGCTATCTTTGATGGAAGCGCCTCAAACCCTGCACTAAGACTGGTATTTTCCAGTGGAACCAGTGAACTTGAAATCCAAATCCAAAAATTGCGATGGGAAGCACCTACATCCAATGTGTCGGGCCGTGACACTGAAACACTCAGCATGTCCTTCGTTGGTTTGCTTGACCAAACCACCGACACCATGTCAAAGATGGTTCTAACCAACACCAGCAACGCTGGTGCACTGTCAGGCGCACGATACTCCGCACTTTGAGGTGATTTAGTTGGCATCTCCAATCAACAACCCAGCCGCAATGACAGTCGTTAAGGTTGTTAGCGATATGGCTTCGGTTGATGCAGACCTACAAACAGCACTGAGGGCAAGAAGTGCCAACGATATGGTGTTTTCAATTGACCTTGTTCGTAGTGCACTTAACAACCAAGTTGTTGCGTATATCACATACGAAGCCGCACCATGAGGTGATTAAATGAAGAGAATGAAACCAATTAAAGGAAGCGAACTCAAGAACCTACACGGCGTTAAGCCAAAGAGTGTGGGAATGGTGCCCGAGGCACCTGTACCGGAACCTAAGCCAGCAGTGGTTGAAGTTCCAAAGGCTGTCAAGCCGAAGAAAAAGACAAGTAAAGCAAAGAAGAGTGTGAAGAAGAATGGCAGTGATGAAAAAACAATTTGATATTGGTAGCAAGAAGATTTGGGTCCGACAAGCAAGCGGTATGGAACGCTTGAAGTACGAAACCCTACTCGCAAAAACCTTCCGAAAGTTCAAGCATTTTGGACCGGATAACACAAAGTGGACACCCGAGCAACAAGAAGAATTTCTTGTGGCCCTCGAAGACGCTGGTGCATCTATGGAAGACCAAATCCGTGACATGGTACCAGCCTGTCTTGTTGATGATGTGGATATGAACCTCATTGACCGGGACGACCTCATGGAAATTTTCGACTTCGTTCGTGGCGGAGAGGACACACCGGAAGGTGCTGTCCCTTTGGACTCGTGAGCAAGGTAGCCCCGGCACTTTGCTCATCGTTCAAGGGAGTCCTCCCTTCGGTGTTGCTCGAAAGATACACTCAAGAGGGGGGCTGGCGAATGATGGAATACGACCTCGCTTGTCTCAACACTATACACGATGGTATAGAAGAGTCGCAAGCATCCTCCCGCAAGGACGGGGCATCTATGGAAGCACGGCGAAAGCAACGCCGAGCGCAGACTATGGACGACGATGCTATGGTCGCATTATTGAAACAACAGGGCATACCTGTGAATGAATAGGGGGTGTAATACATGACTCGAATCGGTGCATCCCAAGTCTTTTTCAACATCGTTGCTCAGTTCAACGCTGAGAAGTTGATTAAGGACAGGGAAGCAATCAACACCGTTATGAAGGCGGTTTCGATTGACACTGCCGAAGCAATCATGAAGCCGATGGAAGATGCTTCTAAGGCCATAGGTATGATGGTTAATGAAACAACCCTCTTGGCCCAAGAACTTGGTTTCGCTTCTATTGAGTTCGAGAAGTTCTTCGGCTCATCTGCTGATGTCGATACGATGCGTGACAGTGTGGTCGAACTCGGTATGTCCTTTGCTATGACCGGGGAAGAAGCACTGGCCGCAGGTTCTCGTGCGTCCCAAGTCGCTAACTTGATTGGCCGTGCGAATGTTGGAGTTCTCACGGAACTGGCATTTACTCTTGCTGAAATCTCCGACCTTAACGCTGAGGAAGCACAGCGTGGTATTATTCAATTGCACCAGCAGACAGGTATGCTATTTGGTGAACTTGACCAAGCGGCATTCAAACGCTTGAGCCTACAAGAGCAACAGAATGTCCTCGTAAGGGAGGGTGCTGAGGCACTCGACGCACTGAACACTATCGCTAACCGGTCGGTTGCCCTTGAAGGCGACTTGGTTCGTGTCATGGGTACATTCGCCGCACAGGGTGAGTTGGTCGGTGACTCGTTTGAGTTCATGGCCGCTCAATCCGCAGTTCTACTCGAAGCCGGTGAGGAACAAGGTACAGCAGGTCGTGCCCTGCGTATGATGTACGCTCGTCTTGGTGGTGACATCTCCGGCGCTCGAACTGAAATTGAGGCTCTTGGTTATGAGTTCACTAAGGGCGACGGTATCAATAAGCAAATGAAAACCATGCAAGAAATCATGGAAGAACTTAAATCCAAAGGTTGGGACCAACTCAATCCGGCACAAAAACAGAATATCGCACAGACCATTGCTGGAAACCGACACTATGTCCGTTTCATCAAGTTGATGGAGAACTACGACCGTGCACTACAACTGTCTGCTGATGGTGCCGCAGGGTTTGACTCGGCATTGGGACAGGCTAACAAGGCTCTTGAGCACCAATCTAACCTGCTTAAGAAGGCAACAAATGAACAAGAGTTGCTAAAGGCTGAGATTGGGGAGGGGCTTATGCCCATCACCACTGCGTATGTACAAAAGCAGAATCAAATGCTTGAGGTCACTAAGAATTTAACGAAAGGCACTGGTCCACTCGGCAGAAGTCTTGGTAGGCTTGCCGCCAATATGCAAGTATTGGGTGGTGCAGTCAAGTTGGGTCTTGGAATCCGCACTCTCGGTGTTGGTTTCGAGATGTTCACTTCGATTCAAAAGCAATTGCACGGTATTCTTGTTGCTAACGAACACCTACACAGCAAGCAAGCGAACCACCTTGCGTTCAATGTAAAGGCATCAAAGTATCAAACGGACATCCTCAAGGGACAACAGCACATTCAACAAAAAATCAACGCCGCTATTGAAAACAGAAGGGTGGTTCAGTACGCTATGGCACCGCTTATTAGGGAACAAGAACCCATCCTTGAAAGGCTGGTGGAACTTGAGAAGCAAAGGGTCGAACACGAAGACACACTGGCTGAAAAAGCGACTATTTACAACATGGCTGTCGAGAGAAGACTCTCTCAACAGGACCACGGTGCCAATAGTGCCCAGCATAGAGTCATGATGGCCAAACAAGAGGTGCAACTACAAAGCCACCTTGTTGATTTGGCAAAAGACCTGTACATGAATAAATCATCCTTCAAGGATGATGCACTCGTCCGTCAATTCTTGACCGATTCGGAAATGGTTAAGAACATGACTGAGAGTGAGAAGAAATTGCTCGTTGAAAGAAACATGGAACTCAAGAAAACCCACACGCTACTCCAGCGCATAAAGGGGGAGAATGAACTGATAGGTGCTTTGGGTGGCCGTGATACACTTTCGGGTATTAACCAAAAAAGTATTCGACTCGAGCGAATTGGTGATACCGTTGGGGACATGCTTGAAACGGACAGGATTCAACTCGCAAAAATTTTGGAACAAATGGGTCAGTACAATGTAAAACAACTGTCAATGAAATACAAAGGCATAAGTGAAGCAGATGTGCGAGCCTATGCTGTTGATTACAAAGAAAAGGGGAGTCTTGCCGTCCACTTAAACAAGCAGTTCGAGAACGACCCAATAGGAAGACGGTCAGAAGGCGACATCATAAGCACCGCCACAGCGTTTGACACATTGGCCGCTTCCATAAAGAACACTGAGAAACCACTAACAGTGACAAGGTTTGAGTACGATGCGTTGATGCAAGCACTGACAAGATACGGTGGTAAAATCGCCCAAACAGAAGATATTCTCAATATCATGGGCGAGGCAGAACGCCAAGAACTCACCAACCAATTCCACTTGGAAGATGCTGTTAGGGCACAAAATGAAGCAAGAAGGGCACTCAATGGTACACTTAGAGAAGAGTTGAAGTTGGAGGTGAGAAGTGTTGAACTACAAAAGGAACTCGCTCCTATGCTGGCTAAGGTCAATGACACAACTCTCGAGCAAGAGGAACGGTACAGACAACTCGGTATAATGATTGACGCTCTCACCAAAAAAGTCGAAAAGAAAGACAAGGCTATGGTCAATGAGTACATGCAGAAGAGTCAGTTGAAGTTCAGTGAAGACACAGTAAAGTCTATTGAAAAGATGCAATTCTCACTTGTTAGTCTTACCACAGTGGTCAGTGGAATGGCACCACAGCAATACATGGCTGTTTTTAGCATGGCTGGTCTTGCGTCAAGCATGACAAAATCTGCTGGTGCCGCTGGAACTGCAATCAAAGCGTTCGTCGCACTTCAAGTCGCAGAAGCGAAGGCCACAGTCACAACACAGGTCAATACCGGAGCAGTTCAAGCAAACAATGCGGCACAAGCCACCCGTCTGCTCACACTGGGAAAAATAACAAAGGGTATTGGAATGGCACTGCTTCCAATGGCGGCTCTCGGAGGGGCTTTGCTTGCAGTCAATTATCATCAACAGAAACAAAGCGAACTTATGAGGGAGGCCAATCAAAATATGCTGGAGTACGAATCCACCATTGACCGGTTGGGCAACAGTACAAAGGTCATTGCAGATGAGGAATTGGCAAAGGCGCTCGGTGCTGGAAGCCTTGAAACCAAAGAGATGCTTGAGAACACCGAGTTGATTGACGACGAACTCAAAATTATGACAGACAACATGCACAAGTACACTGACGCTCAACAGACTACAATAACACAAGGGATGTCCTACCTTCATATCCTCAAGGCAATTAGTGGTGAGTCCAAGACTTTGAATGACATGGCCTTCGCTGATGCAAAAATGAGAGCGAGGAAGCAACTCGAAGGAGTTAGTGGTGCTTTGGCAATGTTTTCATTCGACCTTGTTCCGTTCCAAGATGATATGGAGAGCATGGAGGAATTGTTTGATTCATTCGATAGGGCTGGAGTTGAAGCATACAAATCGAAATACGGCAACCCCGTGGACACTATGAGGCAAAACCTAAACAACTTATTCCAAGTGATGGAGAGTGGTGTGGCGCTCACAGAAGACCAAATCATATTGTTTGACAAAGCATTCGACAACGATGCGCTTACCGCTATGATTAGGGAGATGAACTCGCTTGTAGCAACTGACGAAAGACTGAACTTTGCTCAAGGTAAAGTGAATAACACAATGGATGGTACAAGCGCAAGCGCCGCAAGCACAGCCAGTGAGATAGAGAACCTAACTGCTGAGATTTACAATTTCAACGGGGCTCGTGATGAACTATTCTTCGGTGGTCAGTACGGCAATGTGACTGGCTCACTGTACAAGCAAGTGGTTCAGCAAGGGGTCGGTACTTTGTACCATAAGAATGAGGTCATTATGACCACGAACTTCCACGGCTTCTTCAACGAGCAAGAAGCGGCTGACCGGATAACAAGAATAGTGACAGATGTTTTGGCATCTCAGTAAAGCAAGGTGAAGTAAATGCGAGATGTGGACCGACGACTGACCTTTTGGATGGCTGGCTACTACGACGATTTCATCGGTGCTCGTGCAGTCCCCGACGACCAAAACATACAGGGCACTGACTGGCAGTCCTCCAAGACTCACCACGGCAACCCTATCAACGGCTGGGCGACACTCAATCCCCGCTACACCTACGCATGGTGTGAGCGAGGCGATGGTGCCACCAGTCGATTTAACAATTCCTCAGTCGCCGCCGCAGACCAATACAAACACAACGCAGGTATTCACGAGTGGCTAACCTACGACCAAAACCGCAGGGAGGCTGGCAAATACGAAGGTCTTGCTCAACTCCAATATCCCGACTCACTCTCCAACGCTAACCGCCAGCGATTCGACGGTGGCACAGGTATTATTGGTTCGGCATATAAGGGGACTGATGTCAACGATGGCTTCCTCATGTTCTGCTACGGCTATGATACCACGAACCGATACTTCTCGGCCATCGGTACTAACGACAGTACCTTCGGTCGAGCGACCTCACGCATCCCCGACTACAACGGTGGTTCACCAAACACTCTCGACCCAACGGCTGGAATACCAACTGGTGTGTCCACACCTACTACCGCAGTTCGCACACACCTTGCTGGTGTGTACTCGGGCGAAGTCCTATTCAACGATGCTTATACCGGCAGTCTTCCTAAAGCGTACCTGTACCCCATCAAGTCCCCAGCAGGTAAGCCATTCTTGGTCACGGAAGTGTACACTTCTTCTGCCTCCTACATCCCTATCTTTTCATACGACGGTACACTCAACTCCAAAGGCGACGGTGACATATTTACCATCCGAATCCACGCCACAGCGGTTGATACATCCGCCGCTCGACTCAAGTTGAGAATTGGTTGTGAGGGTACAGCCTTCACCAGCACCGGTAGTGGTGACACAGGCTACACCAACGCCGCCATTGAGTACGAAATCACACCAGTAGCGTATCAAGAAAGCACCTCACTATCCTACGCCAGTCCCCCGACACTCGATTCTATTTGGGACGACTATGATTTTGTGATTGACTACACAAACAACCGATACACCCTATACAAAAATGGCACTGCTATCCTCACAAACCAAGCCATGACCAACAAGGCTGACGGGAGTGCCTTCACAGCGGCAGATATGTACGGCTGGGAGGTCGATGCTAAAAGTTGCTCTAAGAAGGCCGCTATGCTCATTGACCGTGTTGGGCTGGTTAGACCCCTTAACGACTATCCGAGTGGCTTAGAGATGCCTCCAGCGACCTCTATGCGGTGGTCTGCCGGAGTCAACAGTGTTTCGTCACTATCACTCGACCTAATTGACGACGACCAACAACTAAAGTTGCTCTCATTCTTCAACCAATCGTCTTATGCCGACTGGTCACTTCTCATGTTCCGGGGGGACATAGCCCGCCCTGTTTGGCGAGGTAGCGTAAATGGTATGCGATACACCCAATCGGCAACTGACCGAACTCCTAAAATCACCCTTGATGCTTCCGACTATTTTAGCAACATGGACACACAACTACCTACTTGGGAACTTGGGAACAGTGGTGACGCTGACAGTACCTCAGTCGTGGCATACAACCGCAGTGAGTCGCAGAACAACCTCAACACCTACTACTTCGGGGCCTCTCGTCTTATATCGTCTAACGCTGGTCTTGGATTCAACGAAGTCGAGGACGGGTCCGGGGTATTCCTTGCTCACAAGGATAGTCGAATGCGAAACCGCTCCGCTCACCCAATCCAAATGTACTGCAACGAGGACACCACGCTCGGACCCAACACGCCCTACGCTGATTGGGACGCCGCTTGTGTTGCTACCGATGCAACCGCTTCCGCTCAATACCGAGCACTACACTCTCGCTGGATGCTGGACCTCAAAGAATCGGCTTGGTTCAAACACATGTTTGGTCGAATCGAAAAAGACGCAATCACTACTACACTGTCCTCCAACTTCACAGTCGGTGACACAAGCATAGCCCTCACTGACTACTGTGGCAATCTGCTGAACGGTGGTAGCATTGAAATCATAGACCCCGATGGCTTTGTGGATTCTGGCGTGGTGACAAGCGCCACTAATACTACTGCCACAACAATCGTGGCAATTGATTGGGTGGCTATTAACCAACTAACAATGAAGAGGGTGGGGGGTCTTGTCACATTCTCAGCATCTAACCCGGAATACCACGCTTTCGTGTATCTCCCAGCGTCAATAGGTGCTACCGTAGCAAATACAGTCATAACCATATCGGGGTCGAGCAACAGTAATTTGAACGGACAATGGTATGTTCGTCGGGCGCATTTGCCCGATGCAACCGGAGCACAACAACTACTTGTTAATCGCAATGGAGTCAATTGCGCTCGATTTACTATCTCGGACCCTGTGACTCGACATCAAAATTTTGTTCCATCAGCAAATTACTCGCCAATTACGGGCCACAGCAACACATGTACTTTCCCACGAGGCAAAGTGTACACCACTAATCCCACACAATCCTTCGCAACTCCTTCGCCCATGATAGGTCTAAACAAGGTAGTCGAAGTAGTCCCAACTGCTGGAGTCACTCAATATCAAGGGACTACGGCGGTAGCACCAGCCACCAACTTCTTCCAGCGTGACCACGCAAGCGGCACGACCGTCAAGATTAGGGACTTCAAAGAAGACTACAAGCACATTTGGGTTATGTGGGCAGACATGAGAAACGATGGTTCAGCCAACGCAGACGCAAACCTACGCAAGAATGACTTCGGACTACTGGCCCCATACGCATCGAACTACTCGGTATCATTGGTATATGCTGATTCTAACACCACGACCGGTGAAGAGCGACAGGAGTTCATTGATTTGTCTATTGGTCCCGACTTGACTATGTGGTCTATGGATGCTGAAAAAGACCCCATCACCGGCAACACATGGTCTTCTGCTGGCTCGGACTCATTCACACCTGCCTCATTCGCCGGTTCGGACAACACTCGATACCAAAATTGGCAAGACAAGGCTGGGTCATTCATTATTCTCGACACATCCCCTTTCTTCAATCTAAACACACAAAGCAACGGTGGCCGCACCGGACAAATTGCCGGTGGTAGGAAAGAAGTTGGCGACTACCTCGTCGAAACCGAAGGATTCCCTGTGCTTATCGACAACTATTGGGTCAAGGCACCAACAGGACCATACAATCTCGACGAAGCAGACTCCGACAGTTGGAACTCCAACTACAAATTCTTCAACAGCGCATTCACAACGCTCGCTGAGGACATACAGGTAGGCGACCAAGTTATCCAACTCAATGACGATATTATCAAGTTCCCACTTGAAGACACAAACCCCACACTTGCTGGTCAAATTGTATCTCACGAGAAGAATAAAATTTTCCACTTCGCCGCAGACCTAAAAATACCAGCCAAGAACGGAATAACAGTCACTTATGTGAGCAACAACATTGTGAAATTGACAGGAACAGGTTTGAGTGGTGTCACATTCAAAGGAAATAATTTGCGAGCAGGGCATCACATCATTATCACCAACTCCACTACTACGCCATCCATTGACGGAACCTACGAGATAATCGCTGACAATGGCGTTCGTACACTTCTTGGTTATGAACTGCAAATTGATGTGGGCGTAGCAGTGACCTCAAATGGACAATGCACATTTGATGTTGCATTCCCCACCTACATGGTTGATGCCATCAGTGATTTGGGTAAGCCAAACCCTTCCAGCACACAGCCGGGAGATTGGAATGGTGCCGCATACGGAGGTACCAGTCAATCAACAGCGCAAAGTGCCGAGGCACTTATCTTTGCCAAAGGACAGGTGTATTCGGAGGTCGCTATCAGCACTGACCCGGATGTCGAAAATTCCTACCCCGATGCAACAGTCTATGTTGGACTGGCACAGGTCTTCCCAATGCGAATGATGATGCAGGTGGATGGGTTTATCGAGAATAAGGCCAGCATGACTCACACTGACAGTGACAAGTTCCGAGTATCGTACCTCGACTCACTCACTGACAACTGGCTACAACAATCCACACTATACGGCATACCATCTCTCGCATCCATCCCCCTCACAAACAGCATGACTACAAGTCAATTGAGTGTGGCACAGGGAGGGCTTGGTGGGTATATTGCATCAACAAGTGCTACGAGTGGTACTAAGGTCATAGTAGTGGGCGACAACACGCATGAACCACCGGAACTCCAACCCGGTGATATTATTGAGATTGTGGACAATGCTCAACTCAGTGATGCAACAGACAACTACCGAACTCGCTATGTTGTGACGGATGTATTTTATGGGGGTAGTCCTTTCAACTTTAGAATCACAGCCGCAGGTAAGACTGCGACAGTCGGTGATGGTTATTGGAGGAAGGTTGGGCAGATTGACACCTTCGCAACGGTCAATGACTGTCGAAACACAAGCATCGCCAACATTTACTCGACTACTCAACAAGGTAGTGGGGTTGGTATCGAGGACTCATCACGCTCAGTAATGTCTTGGTTGATGGGTCGAGACTCACAGCCCTCATTCCGCCCGACATACAGCAACGGAATTGTACTGACTCGTGATAACCTACGGGTTTCTAACCTCACAACAGAAGGCAGTACGCAGATTTCAAATGTTAGGGTGTTTTACGCCGGAGGAACATCTTATGTGGACTTCCCATCGGCAACACTCGGCACTAAACCACGCTGGGAAATGATTCATGTCCCCAAAGTGACCTCAAGCAACGAAGCAATGGTTATCGCCAAGCAAGAGTACGCCAAGAATAGAATGGCTCCTATGTCAATCAACGCCACCATGCTAAGATTCAACAACAATAACACTCTCGACGGACTCAACGACCTAATGCTCAGTGATGCTCGCTACGGTTATGTGGCTGACCAATCACGCACAATCCCCCGCACATCCACGGTTGCTGGAGCGTACACCGAAGACAAAGCATGGGCTTGGTTCTCACTATGGGGCGGTAATCTCTTCCCCGGAATACAAAACGCTCTTGATGGTCGAGATGGCGCTACTCTCAGTCACATTGGTACGCCTCTACTACTCGACTACGACGAAAATTACTACTGGTACGGTGCTAACTCAGTGTCGTATGCTATGCAGATTGTGCATATCCCAAAGGGTATGCCGAAGACCACTGATAAAACGCCGGGAGCGGGTAAATACAACGCTGACGGGCACTTGCGTATCGTGATTGATATTGAGGACGGGCAAGGTTCCTACGCTGACATCAACAATACAATCTTCCGAGTTAGACTGCTCGATTATGATTGGGATGCTGGCATTCTCGGAGCAGTTCCTACACTACGGAGCAGTACCTCGGTCAGTGTTGCTGGCAACGGCTACTACCAACTGGCTATACCGAGCACATATTGGGCCGCACAGGACAGTACGGAGCGCATTGTCGTGTCAATCAATCACGACTACTTGGTGTCTTTGGTACGACAACGCTGTGGTACATCCAACACGCATCTAAATTCTCACGACTGGGCTGGTGTCACCTACACTGCCGGATTCAATGTTGATAGCATCTTCCCACTCGGAGCACGAAAGTTCGGAGAGGCTGATTATTGGAACAAGAACAGTGAGTGGTACGCACCACGCCTACATATCGTGGACGACCTCAACTTCATGCCAGCGACAACGCTGACATACACCGATGCGGCGCTTGAACTGAGCAACGAAAAAATGTCAATCAAGTCACTGGATTGGGTTATCGACGGTCGAGGTACTGAGCAAGTCAATCTTAAGTTGGAGAGAGATGTGTCGAGAGCGGCCAAGAACTTCGCATCATACATCCTACCCCGAGTGTCTCGTGGAGGACAGCAGTCTGCTGGACAAGGCAATCAAGGCGGTGGCACTGGTGGTGGTAGCGATGGTCAATCGACCAGCGGTGGTACTACTGGTGGTCGAGGCGGAACAAGCGGCGGAGAGCCGAGTGGCGGCAACTGGAGAGATTGGGGAGGCTGGGGTGACGGCGGAGCGGCTCAAACAAGCAGTTCGGAACTGAACCCTAACACCACACCGGGTCGAACCAACCTACCGGACGGTCTAAGTGGGGCAATCGGAAGCGCGTTGACCACCACTTCGTCTTCGATGGGTACACTCCTTCGCAACAGGGTCAGTGGTACTATGAACTTCAACAATGATAGCGTGACTGGTGGGTCATTTGGCGTCCTCGGACAAACAAAGACCTCGCCACCACCAAGAGATTCGTCGGGTATCAGCGGCATAGACTCATTCATCACACCATCTTCGGGTGACGCAGTGATGGGCGAGGATGGTATGACCTTCCCCGGCGGTGGAACTGACGCAGGTTGGGCATCCCCACCTACACGATTCAATATCACGGCAAGAATCCCAGCAGGGGCTGTGAGCAAGTCGGTGAGAGTCATGGGTAGGGTCAGCATGGCTGGTGCTGGTCAAACAGCAGTGCTTCTTGTCACTGTGAACTGCAATGAATCATCACGAGTGTACGAGCGAACAGTCAATATCACCGAGATAGAGCGAGGCAATGTAGTCTTGTTCACCGGAGATGTCGATGGCGCAGATGTAGCCAGCAACACACTGAGCATCACCATTGAAAGAAACCCAGCGACAGGCGACGACGACGCCAAATATGCGTCGGTTCAGTTGCACAATGTACAGGTTGCCACTGACAATCGTGCGGTGCAAGGCTCTTCCGAATCCTCGTCCTACTCCTACTCGGAGTGACGGTCGGGTTGGTCGGGATAGCGTTCTCGCAGTGAGAGGATTGCCTTTGCTCTCTTGCGACCTATGCCGTCAATCTGCATGAGTTGGCGCTGGCTTGTCCTCGCTCTTAGAATACGAGGTAGCGACCCGAACTCAGTGAGAAGGTCGTGAGCCGCTCGCTCGGAGATACCCTCGATAGCAGTGAGAGCCGCTACTCTTGCATCCACGCCACGAACTGCTTTCTTCTGTACTTCCGGTGGTTCAGCAGTAGTGATACCACGGATTCGCAGATTGTGGTGCATGGCGTTGAGCCAGTCAACAAAGTCGTCCATGCTCGGGACTTCCATGTACTGAATGTTGGGGAACATGACGCAGAAGGTTTGCTTGAATTTTTTTATGACCGCTTGCATTTTTTTATGCTCTCGGGCCACTGCGCCCCTGTTTCCACCACGGACATAGGGTTTCAACTTGGTGTTGTACACGACAAGCATTGGCTTCTCGAAAGTATCGTTGAGTTCGTGCAGTTGTCCCATGATTGTACGGCTTCTACCGTGTCCCATGATTGAGTGATACAGGTCGTTAATCTCTTTGGCCTCAATGCCAATCTCACCGATGATGTAGTCGGCAGATTTCAAACGCTTGACCTTCACATGGTCGCCCATAGCAACCAGCAATTTATGTTTCAAAAGGTCATTCTCACGGTCGTCCACTACCAGCATCAAACCTACCAAGCACTATGCTTATATGAGGGTCATTGAGAGTTGGGCACCTTCGCAGTGCCGTCATAACGCCAGCACTTACCAGCACACATACCACGAGCCACGAACCAAGCACACGACGGCACACGGCTGTATCTCATGGTCGTCTTTATGCCTTTACGGGACTGTGTTGGGTTCCAGTTAGACCAACCAAGACCCTTGATGTAGTCAAAAATCTCATCTTCTATTTTCTCACGCTGTTCTTTGCTCAGTGACTCGGGATTAGCAAAGTCCCGCAGGTTGTCAGCCATGTGTTGCACGAGTGCTACACGAACATGGTGATTAGGCTTGTTCTTATGCACCTCACGGGCCAAGCAGGGCATCAGTGGTACTGTACCAGCGGTGAGGGTTTTATCGTCCAATTCAACGCTGTCTGCGAAAGAATAATCCTCGGCCTCGGGAGCGTACTTTTCAGCCCAACCTATGAAGTCAAAGTGGTTGTTCGCTGGCAAAGTGCTGTGGATGCCAAACGGATGCAGGGTGCGAGGCAAACGCTGTGGTGATTTAGGGATTACAAAGTTGTCCGGGTCTGCGGCAAAGGCATGAGCGTCGATAACCACACACCATCGTCCCCTCTTGGGGTTGTAGGTGTTAGGTATGCGAGTCATTTTTTCGGGGAAGCCTACGCCATCGAGCGTGGCAAGTCCCTTAGCCTTGCGGCGTTGGTAGTGCTCAAGACTCAATCGGTACTCCGGTCCACAGACAGATTCGTTGAACAATTGGTGGACATGAAAGCCACGCCCTGTGGCAACAAGTCGTATGTCACCGTCCAAACGCTTGATGAGTTCAGCAACATCTTGCTTGACCTGTTCGATTCCGCCTCGTTCTCCCGCATCAAAATCCCACCATGCTCTATCAATTATTGCGTATCGGTAGTCCGGCTTGTTGTGTTCGTTTTTTCGTGCAAAGGAGTATAGGCTTGTGTAGCATGAGGTCTTACTTCTCATGTTGTCAAGGTATCGCTTGTATTGATGTTGGCTGTGGACGATTGTTCTTTTGAGGCCGATTTCCCGAGGGAAGTTCAGCAGACTCAAATATGTCCCCTCCACTTGTGTCCACATTCCTTGCATGTGTGCACAATAAGCATCTTCTCTTCACCACCAATCTGCCCGGTCACGAGCATCATGGCGTCTGTTTGGTGGTCTTGGCTACCGCATTCCGGGCATGTTTCTTTGTTCATGTTTTCACCATTCCTCGTCGGCAGTATATGAAGCCGTTGGGTCGCCACTCATCCCGAGAAGTTGTTCTTCACAGGACATATTGAAGTCACACCACTCAGTACAGAAGTAATCGTTCCACTTGATGTCCCACAAGAAGTTCTCTATGCCATCAAAGGTCTTGTCAAGGGACTTGTGCATGGCCGTTATGGACCGCTTCTGCACCTTCTCCAAGACAGCCATGCCTTGAAGGTCGCCAAGCCACACCTCAGTGTTCTTCTTGCCGTCGAGTTCGTGGAACAATTTGGTGTTGGTTGCCTCGGGGAACAGGTAATAAAAATACACTGCATCATCCCACCCAAGCATAGCCAACATATAGCGGTAGTAGCACAGTTCCTTGCGAGTCTTGCTCAACTTACCACTGGTAGCCTTACCAGTCTTCAATTCAGTGATAACAAGCCCGCCATCGGGGTGACGGTGAACACCGTCAATCATACCGACAAGCACAAAGTTCCTATCGGGCACTTTGAGAGTGTGTTTGACCTCGAACTCTTCGGGTGCGAAGTGCTCCGCTCCCCATCGCCTTAGTCTTTCTTCTTCGAGTTGAGCAAGAGCCTCCACAGAACCTTCATAGATTCGCTTTTGCTCATCATCCCACTCGGTGTGAGGTGCATAAAAATCACCATCACCCTCCCAATCGTGCATCATCAAGTCACCAAAACCTCGTTCAGTACCAGCAACCCAATTACCATAGAGATTCTCAAGTGCAGTGTGGACTGCGGTCCCATGAACCATAAAATGATTCCTCGGCCCTCGTATCTCGGCAACATTTGACCACCAATACTTGCGTGGACAGCCAAGATAGGTCATGAAGGCTGACTTGGATAGTCGTACTGGCCAGTCGTTGTTCTTAGCCTTAAATGGGTTAGCGTGTCCGTGTTCGGGCCCGTGGATTTCAAACCACTCTTTGCTGTATTTACTCGGTTGTTGGTTCATCCTTCTTCGCCTCTTGCTTCTTGGCCTTTGGTGCGGCCTTCTTCACAGGGGCGGAAGTGATGTACTCGGAGAACATCTTAGGGTCAGCATCAGCGCCGACCAAGCAAAAAGTATCGAGTCCAAGAGCGACTGCTCGCTGGAGGTTCTCGACGCCGTTGTCCATAGCGATGTACACATCACGCTTTCCGTGTTGTGCGATGGCCTTAGCCACCAATTTTTCGTCCATTTCTGCCAACAGTACTTTTGCCATAGTCATTCCACATCCCGTGTGTTTTTTAATCATTCTTCTTCTTTTGTGTCCAAGTCACTACCACATGCAGGGCAGTGGGTAGGTGCTGGCACTTCATCCAACTTAGGATGTCGCAGTTCAGTACCACACGAGGGGCAAGTGATTGTTTCCAATAGTCCCAAGTGCGTCAAAAGACCGCCGAGAACCGCCATAATCTGCGTCATGTCCTCCGTCAGTGCGTTAGCGAGTCGGTTCATAGATGAGCCGAGGCTATGCACTGCTTCGGTGAGTTCTTTCGTTGTCATTTTGCGGGGTGTTCGATTTTCTTCAGTCATATTACTCACTTTGCCTACGCCACTATATAGTCATACCCATCGAACAGCACCAAGACCACGGTGGGCATTCCACAATTCCTGTGTACTCCACCCAACAAGGTCGTAAATGTCGCATGCTTTGTTGACAATGTATGTCTCCGTCATTCTCGCCCAGTCAATGGTACACACACCTTGCAGTTGCTCAAAATTGTCAAATGCAATGTGCTGTCCCCTCTTGTTGACGGCGGTTAGGAAAGCCTCATCGACCTCATAGTTGCGACCGAGGTTCTTTTTAGCCCATTCAGCACCCGCTGAGGCACCCGAAAGTACTTTATACTGTGAAAGACGACGCTTCAACTTTCCTACCATCAACACATCCTCGGCAAGTTCACCGTTGATGCCCTTAGTGATGAGCCCACATACCTCAGTATCGACCTCATCTTGAGCCACACCATCGAGGATAGCACGAAGTATGGAGTCCATTGTGGACTTCATGGCCTTTGGCATCCTCGCTTGCTTGAGTTCAAGACCCTTGTAGTAGTATTCGGGTTCGTGCGACTGACCATCGGTCCATGTGACCTTGCCAGCGTAGCGGTTCTTGCGCTTGAGAATCATAGACTCACACCACTTCTCGAACTCGGTTTCGATAGGAGCCATAGCCTTGTTAATTTCATCGACCAACAGCATCCCTTCTTCGGGACTTGGTACCTCACAAAATATAGAGTCAGTGTGTCCATAGCGCACAGGATAACCACGCTCGTTGCATTCGTCACGCAGACGGAATAGGGTCTGTCGAGAAGTGTAGGTGATAGCGGCGGCTATATCGGGGTGGTACATGCCGAACTTAGAATCACCGCAGATACCATAGAGAGAAGCGACCATTGATTTGGTAGCAAATTGAGCCCCATCCCACTTCTTGTAGGCGATGTTATCGCCATCAGCCCGAGCCTGTTTCATTAGCGCCTTGTATTCGTTGCGCTTGACAGTCAACTTGTCCATAGTCCTACCAAGCAAGCCACGCTTGCCTTGTGTGAACTTAGCACCACTACCACAGTCCACACCCTCATCCGATAGAGTAGTCCAGCAGATGTTATGTAGATTTACATTGGAGTGGTACATGGCCTTGATGTCCATAATAGCAATGTTGGTGTATCGTCCGGGCTCCGGCTCTTGAATATCAGCACCGGTGTAGTCTTGCTTCTCGAACTTAGCGGAGTCGGGTAGGCGTAGGTCGAACTCATCGTCTTGTAGGAAGAGACTTGCCGAACAAGCGGTGATGAGGGGAGTCGTAGCCAACTGACACTGTACAAGATGTTGCATAGAGGTGTGATAACCCACAGCATTTACTGCTTCATCCAAGCGGGGGAGTAGCCTCACATCCTGTTGGTTGTAGTCGAGGTATGTGCCTACATCGGAATAGTAGGTATCGTGGCCATTAGGCAACTCAACCTTTCTTTCTTGTAGCACATGCCAAGCAATATCGTCCAACTTCTGCGATGCCAACTGTCCATTCTTGATAGTCCACAGTCGCTTGAATCCAACCATGAGGTCAAAGCAAAGTCGTCCCGGTATAGGTTGTGACCAGTGTTTGTCACTCCAATTGTACATGAAGTCGTGACGGTTGTACGGTGATAGGCTCTTGGGGTTAAGGCCCACAGCCCTCATGCGGTCACATATCTGCTTGATGTCAGCATCCACCACATACCAACCAGCAATGACATCGGGGTCATGCTTAGACATCTGCGATGCAAAGTGAGCGAGTAGTTGTCGCTCGTTAGCAAACGCTCGTACAGGAGTGTCGAAATGAATCTCCTTGAGCCCATCCGGGTGGTCAGTACAAGGTAGGGACTTGTGCAATCCCGGCTCGATGTCGGGGCTCGTGACCCATGTTAGCATCCGCTTGGTGTAGGAGTCCAGTACCGAGAGCATGGTGATTTCACCGGAGGTAGTCTTCCACTCACCGTCGAGATACCACACCCTGTGCTCGTAGTTAGGGATAGGGTCTTCACCCTTGACCAAGCGGTCATTAAGGACTTGGTTGGGGAAGGTTATGTTGGCCTCCCATGTATCGACATGCTTGGCCCATAGTCTTCTGTCGTACTCGGTACGGAAGTGTACCTTGTTCAAGCCCGTACCATACAGTCCCTCATACCCTTCTTCGACTTTGACCAACCCATATCGGTCATTGACATTCTTGGCAAAGCAGTATGGGTATGCCTCGACGACATAATCCCTACGCTCATTTGTTTCGGGGTTTCGAGAACGAATCCGTACCTTCCTACCACCAATATGTGTGACAATCATACTAACAAATCTGCTGTCGGCAGTATATAGATGTTCACAAAGGATTGTACAAGCAGTTGCACCACGGGACAGCCGTCATAAAATTCTGTATGGCGGCACTGTCAGCAGTCTTGTTCTCGTCCTTTCTCTTCACCCTAATTATGCCGTCGCAATCGCAACACATAATCACTTGGTATTTATTGTCCAGCGGAAGATTTACCACGACCTCGCCCCCTTGTGGGGATGTTGTGGCGTCGTAGCCAGTTCTGTATAGTCATTGGTGTGACCCCACACATACGGGCAATCTGCGCCATCGTACATCTATTGGTCACATAAGCATTAGTGAGCCAATGCTTGTCACGGAAATCATCATTTAGTGTCTTGACACTAACAGTGATTAGGTGTAGGGAGTCACACCCACTACACTCCATGCTGAGTTGTGTGTCAGCGAGTACGCTCGCAATACTCCACGGTTCAGTCGTTCTATTTTCTGTATCGCACTTTTCACATTTCCAAGTTATCATTGTTTCACCTTCTTGTATTCTCTCGAGCCTTCCCCTTTGCGGAACTCGACGACTCCACGAGCAATCATAACTCGCATGAGTGTCCCTATCCGAACATTGGTTATCATCATAGAAGAACCACCCCTCGCATCGTGCTCAAGGCACATGTGGCGCAGTTCATCAGTAGTGTACCACTGTTCTTCATCCATTTCATGGTGAATGACCATAGAGAGTATGATTCGCATTCTGCGCCTTCGGTCGGAGCCACGATAAATCCATCGCTTAAACACAGCATGTTCGCATGTGTCCTCGACCTGTTGCATACTGAACCCAGTGATAGAGTCGTATTTATGACCAAGAGTCAATCAAAGCACCCCGGATTGAAATACCCAGTCGCCATTTTCCATAGCGAGTAGTAGGCGGATGCCTTGTCCGTACTCCTTGAAGTCGAAAAAGCGCAACTTAATCTTGGTTGAGTAGTGCTTGGCGATGTTCTCCAAACCACCCTCATACACGGCTTCAAAGTCGTCCATAGTGTAGTCACCCAAGTGCACCTCAGTCAGTCCCTTGAAGGCACCTCCTACGGTCACGAAGAACTGATTGTCCTTGACGGAGAACTTGTAGCGGTTCAACTTCTGTCCATTCATACCATCACACTGCAACGCACTGTACAACTCGTTAGCATCAACCTCAGCCGTAAAGAACGGGGGAATCACCTGCTTGTCGAGAGTCATGTAGGTCTTGCCGTCGATAATCTGCTCGGCTCGCTTCAACGCTTGCTTAGACCACTCATCGAGAGTGTACTGACTGTTGGCAAATGCCTTAGCATCAAGACCACCAGTTAGCGTAGTCTGCTTGTTCTTCGACTTAACGACAACCTTGCCGGTGTCGTGGGTCAATTTAACATAGTCCTTGTCGTGGTGCTTTAGAACACCAAGCATGCGCCTAATGTCCGGCACAGGAATAGACTCATCCTCATGCTTACCCACTTCAAAAGAGAAGCGACTAAGCGAGGTCTTGCCATCCTTGACAATGCTGGTGGTACCTACCTTCCCTTCCGAGAGGATAAGTACGCACCCAGCAACTTGGTCTTGCGACTTGCCGTTGATATTCTGCTCCCGTAGCGTAGCCATGAGCAATTGCTCCAAAGCCTTGCGGGGTAGCATCATCGAGGCACACCGCCCGAGATGTAGTGTGTGAAGACGGATGCCGGAGCGTCGTGTTGCTCTTGTAGTTCTTGCACTGCGGCGAGAATCTTGCCGAGGTTAGGTATCTCTTCGACCTCGTGCTCCAAATCAGCAATGCGTACTGACAGGAGGTTAAGGTGTTCTTGTAGCAGGTCGAGGCGCTTGGAAACCAGTTCGGAGTTGATTTGCAGTTGCTTGAACGCCTCAAGGATGAAGTTATCTCTTGTGTCGCTCATTTCACTCCCACCCGAATGGTAGTCCTTCCCAAGAAACACTGCCGCCTTTGACCGACATAACATCGTATCGCTTGCCCAAGTGCTCCATGTTGCGACCTTTCATCTCATTGACAGTAGCACGGATGATGAAGTCCCCTTCGTTAAGGCTCTTGTCAGCCTCAACACCAGCGGTCTTGTCACCCTTCTTTGTGTACCGTCGTAGCAGAATCTGCTGACTGACGAATCGCTGAGTACCATCGACCCAATCGACAATCTCGCCAATCTTCATCATGGCCTTTGTGCCGTTGCCGACATCCATGAACTGCTTCTTGTCCTTCAAGTGGAAGGTGAAGAAGATGTAGGGGATTGGTAGCGCAGTCAAGCGGTTAAGGACACCCTTAAACACACGGTTGCGCTCTCGCCATTCCTTTTGGTTGAAGTTGTCGCTGTCGTCCTTGATAACGCCACGCTCAATCAGTCGCTCAGTCATAACGAACTCGCACCACTTTAGGAAAGTGGAGCCGCCGTCCATGACCACTGCGCCGATACTTTCGTGTTGCTCACCCAAGTAGGAGGTGAACCATTCCAACTTCTTGACTACTGCGAGCCAGTTGGTAGTGTTGTCTTCATTCCACATGGCATCATCCATCTCGTCGATGAGGGGAATGACACGGATGCGGTCTGCACCATCTACTTTGTTGGAGAGTAGCAGGTCAACAGTGTTCTGTGCCGAGTTGTCGCAGTCGAGGACAATGATTTGCTTGTCCGTGTGCTTGAGTGCGAGGTCAAGCGAGAGCCCGGTCTTGGCCGTGTTCTCCTTGCCAACGAGGGCCATGCGGATAGGAGCGTGGTTCTCACGCTTCTTCTCGAACAGCGCCTTGTAGTAGTCAGCACCGTAGGTAGGTTGCTGACCCTTGCTTGCGGTAGGTTGCTCACTCTTCGCCCAAGCCATCAGTCCCACCCCTCAGTGTCTGCGTCCCCGAGGTCTGCTGAAACAGCCATCGACTCAGCACACCACCAGCCGGTAGTGACGAGGCGAGCCTCATTGTCACGGCTGATGTATGGTTGTCCGAGAACCATGAGCGTTGAACCGACACCGAAGTCCACTTGGGATTCGTGTGCCGCAGGGATGTAGATGTCCACAGTGCCAGCAGTGGACATGATGTCCAAGTCGCCAACAGTTAGGATGTACCCACCGTTGTCACGAGGGTCAATGTGAATGACCTCGACGATAACAGACACGAGTGCATCCCACTTCTCTTTGTCGCTGAGTCCGTGGACATACGACTCGATACCCTCGAGTCCTTTCTCAAGTCGGTGAACACCATCGTAGTTCATGGTGTCCGGTGAGTCACTGAACACCGATTGTAGTGCGTTGTCAACAGCGAAGGTCGAGACACCCGGCTTGGCGTAGGCAACATTGCCGTTGCGAGCAGGTCGCATGGCGATTGTACCGGGGACAAAGGTAGGTTGGTCAGTCTCAGCCAAGTTGCCGTTGAATCGGAAGGAGAACATCTGCACATCCGTTTCACCTTGCTTGCGACCCAAGAAAGTACAGGTTCGGTCCTTCTCACTGAGAGGTCGGGCCGCACCGTACTTGAAGTTCTTGTCGCCGGATGGGAAGGTGGCGCTGTTCTTGTCCCACACAAGGTGGAAGTGAAGACCATTGCCAGCGTCGTAGGTGTCCTTTGGTAGCGAAGTGATTTCAACCGTAGCCATCTCCGGCTCGAAGGATTGCTTTGCGGCAAGCGAAGGGTTGTAGGACTTAGTGAATGTCCCATCGTTGTTGTCTTCGTACACTGTCGCAAGTCCGTCAGTGACCATAGCCTCAACGACTGCTTCGCCGCCAGTGCTTAGGGTGGTGCCCGCTTTCTTGTAGGCCATTTGAGCCCAGTCTTTGTATCGTGGTGCGCTAATGAACATTCCTTCAAAGAGTGTTGCGCCGGAACGCTTTAGTCGCTCTCCTTCGCTCTTCACTTGTCGTCCGGCAATTCTTAGTGCTTGCACTTTGCAGTCTTCTTCGGTCTTACCCGAGTCCATCCAAGCAGTACAGTTCTCACTGTACACACTCTCCATACGCTGTTGTAGCGCATCAATCGTGCAGTTCACATTTTTGGCAATTCGTTCAATCATCTGTTGTAGTTCCATGTCTAAACCTCTATTTTCTTATCTATCTCCGCCACTATATAACCCTGTCTATTCTGCCAATCGGCGGCAGAAATCCCACACAACATAGTGCTCATCCACACCACTCAACAAGTCCCGTTGGGCTTGTGTAGCGGCATCGACCAACAGCAATTTGCTTTGGCTTTTGGCTGGAGATGAAACACCGTATTGGAATACAGCGTCTATGGTTCTGCGTAGGTTGTCTTGGCCCATCAACTTAACGGCTTCCTCGACCCTACTTTCCTTGATACACAGTGTTAGGATGCGAGCCGCATCGACCACTGGCTCCGAGATGGAGCGGAGGAATTGTCCTCGAGCATCGGGAGAGATGGAGTGGTAGGCTTGTAGTGAATTGATTGCGTTGCGAAGGTCGCCCTTGTTAGCGGAGATGATGGCATCCAAGTCCTCACTGCTTGTAGTGAAACCTTCGGCGGCATCGACCTTGTGTAGTCGGAAAAACATCTCGGAATCTGTGAGAGGTTTGAAGTGTCGGACTTGGCAACGAGATTGTAGCCACGGTGACAACTTGCTTAGGTCATTGCAGGTGAGAATGAAGTAGCCTTGAGCGCCTTCAATAACACCCTTGAGAGCCGACTGTGCGGCGGGAGTTAGTTGGTCTGCTTCGTCCAAGAAGTAAATGGTTTCCCATTGACCAAGACGAGTCATAGGTGCCAGTTCCTCTTCGATGAACTCGATACCACGCTGTCGCTTAGACGACGCATTGTACATGTGGATGTGATAGCCAAGTTGCGTGGCGAGTATGTGTGCGAGACTGGTCTTACCTGTACCCGCCTCAACAGAATAGAAGATGTAGTGTTGCATTGGCTTGCCATCGAGGATGCCCTCGAACTCCGATGCAATGTGTTCTTGACCCATGAACTCATTGAGAGTAGTAGGTCGGTGCTTGGTAGCCCATACTTGCTTCATAGATACTCATGTATCTACGCCACTATATAATGCTACTGACGAATACAGGAAAGGCACTCGTCCGATTGCTCCGGCATAATTCGGGTGCGACCACAAGAAGGGCACTGCGTTGCTGTCTTGCGTTCTTTGGGAGTCATAACTGAGATTGGTCGAGTCAAGATTAAGTCCCCCTTGTCTTTGATAACGGCTCGGTCAATGTCGAACAGCATGTGGTGAGTGTTGATACCTATGGTCATTTCGACCTTCTGCCTACCGACAATGACCACCTGCGGATTCTTCGACATGAGAGCAGAAATGCTATTAGGAGAAGGGACATTCTTGACACCCTTGTATGTTTGCAGGTACTCAGCAACTTCTTCTCGTGTGGCTGGTCCATGTTCGAGCAGTATTTCCACTATGGCTCGACGGACTCGCTTGTTGTTGTTATTAGCCGACACATATTATGCTATAAGCATTGGGTCCATAAGGTTCATTCGTTGTTGTACATGTTCAAGAACATGGCAGACTCGCCCAATGAACTCGCCTCGTACTCGCTAAAGTGGTACGGTTCATACACATGGCTGACATCTGCTTGTAGGACTGGTATGACAACTTGCCATACCAACCACGCTATAAAAATAATAAATGAAATCATTCCCACACCACCATTCCGTCAGCGTTAGGTTTGATTTGCGGGCCCAAGTGACCACCAAAGAACACTCCATCAGCAATGTATGCCCATGCGTTGCGGTCGGTACTGTTGTGCATTTGCAGTGCGATTTGCTCACGAGCGTACATGCCGACCTCAACACCTTCGAGGGCGTCCACTCTATCAAGAGCCTCATCGGAGATGGCCCACACCTCACCAAACACCTTATTATCCCCAAGCATCATGGCGGGGAAGGCACCAACACTATGAAGTTCAGCGCCATAGGTGTTAGCGTAGTCCACGAACTCAGCATCAGCGCCGAGCACATGGTGGTTGTAGTGTCCTTTCTTGAGAGTGCCGTACACAAACACAGTGTGTTTCATGCTTCGTTCATCATCTCGTGCGTCGTGTGTTAGTGTCTTCAAATCCATTGTATTACCTTCTGTTGTGTTTTGTTTTGTCCTTTCGGAAGTGCTTGGTTGTCGTTAATGCGAATCTCATTCGTCACAACGATGTCATTGTTGACAATGATGTCCAAGTGTTTGTCTGTTCTTCTCATACCGCTCGGCAGTATATAGTCACTGCGCTTGCTCTTGGGTGGCCACTTGAAGCCACGGACAGGCACAATACCATAAGCGATTGCGGCACGAGTATAACTGTCATGTAGTGTGAATTTGCATCGAGCCAATAGCCTACCGAAGCCAATGTCATTGACATTGACCTTGATGAAAGCGTTGGCGAGAGCAAGGGGAATAGGAGAGAGGGCACTGTGTGCACGGTCACGGTCAGCCCAGCATAGGGCGGCTCGCATCTTGCGGGAGAAGTCTTCCTTCGCTACTCGAGAGCGTTGGTCCACGATAACACAATCATCACTCTTCTTGGTTAGCCGTGGCATCTTACTACTCACGACCACCATGCGATGTGGTACTACCTGCGCCCAGTACAGGGCATCGCTCTCAGTGAACTTGTCCGTGTGGAAAATGTAGGTGGTGTTTGGTTGGGTGGGGGAGATTGTCATTTGACCGTACATAACGAAGTAGTCCCCGGTGCGGTATTGTGTGTCGTCTGTTGTGAAAATTATTACTCCCATGTGTTCAACCCCGATGAATTTGTTAGTGCCCAGTGAATCAATCGGCGCATTTGGTGCGGGGTCAATCCCCACACCTCACGAATCGACTTCGCAGGGACTTGATAGTCTGCTACAAGCCACTGATAACCATTCGCATTGTCGGCCAAGACAATGCTTATACCATCCTCGGCCATTGAAGCCGCAAGAGCAGGGAACTCCGACTCATAGATGGGTCGAGTAAAGAGCATGTTGGCACTCTTACTACGCCATTTTTTCATACTCATTCTTCTTCACCATCCATCATCCAGTCCCACTCACGCTTCACTCAATCACCTCGAAGTCTGCGTCGTCGTAGGACATGACTGGCGCTTGCATAGTAGCAAGTCGCAATTGGATTTGGTCAAGGTACAGCGGCTCGTTGCGTAGTACCTCGACAAGAATACCCATCATGGCATCGACCTTGCGGTCGGCAAGTAGCAATTGGGAATCGACACCGATTTCACTTTTCAATTGACCTACCAATTTCAAGAAGCCTTGTCCTTGTGACAGCAATTTGGTAGCGTCACCAATCCATTCGGAGGTGAGCCCCTCAGTGACCTTGCGTTGCTCGAGTTCATCAAGCCACGACACGAGTCGCTGGACAAGGTTCTCAGCCACATTGAGTGTGCTGATGGACTCATCACGCATCTGCTCGATGTGAGATGCTTCGTTGGGGTCGTATTGCAGGTGTTCATCCATGTGAGTCATGACCGTACCGACAGGCCATGAGTACTTCGACTCAAGGAATGTGCTTGTCATTTCACCACGATGAATCTTGACCTCAACATCACGCTTGTTTGCCAGTTGGCACACAGCACAGTTGTTGTCCTCAATGACCCACTTAAGTGCACTGCTGGCAGAGATTTGTGTAGGTGAGGCGTGAGGCAATTCGGGGTACTCATTTATCCGGTCTTGGATTTGTCGTCGAGTCTTCATGCAAGCACACTCCATACCTTGACTCGGTAGTGGTAGGACCGGCCCATCTCGCCATCACCCTGCTGATAAGAACCAACATCGGGCGTGTGTCCTATGAACCTCGGGTCACGAAGCAGTGCTTGTGAGGCTGACTGGACGCTGGTTGGGCTTCGTCGAGCACTGAATCCCTGCTCGGCAATGTTGTGTAGGAGAGCACGGGAGGACATCTCGCCGTTGCGTAGGATTTGGATTTTGGCTTGGTCGCACCAAGCAGTGTACCTACCCATCACTCATCACCCGCCAAGTAGTATTCTTTCACCACATACGGTGACTTAAGTGCGACATCGACCCGAGTCACCAAGACATCTCGGCTGGAGAGCAGACTGCATCGTGCGAGCAATTGCTGGGCTTGGCGACGGCTCGGGCTATCCCTAAGCAATTTACCAGTCTTGGTGTATCGTACTTGCTCGTGCAGTACACCCGCAGTTGATGGTCCGTTGACCTTGATGTATTCGATTGCATCCCGTAGGAATCGTTGCTTACCTGTATTTGATTTCATTGTTTCACCTTCTGTGCGTCGATTTGGATTTTGGCTTGCGGGTACCCAATGATACACGACACTCCCTTCCGACCCCGACCGGTCTTTGTACTCCTTTCTTCATTAAACCACGGCTGTATTTGTAGGTTGTCCTCAATCCACCGCTTGGCAGATTGATAATCACCGTTGGTAATCATCCGTGCTACTTCTTTGATAAGGTTGGAGCGTGACATGGCTTGGTTCCAAAACGCTGTCTTGATGAGCCGTAGGTCGGCATCCATCACAGTGCGGCGCATGTCCAAGCAACGGTCGAGAATGGCTCGGAGTTGAGCAGTCATTTCGATGTGTAGTATGTCCCCTCCCTTGTAGTAGGGGGACATGATAGCGTAGCCGAGGGCCATGCGACGGAACAAGTCGGCCTCGTGGCTACGGACTTCGGGGCGGAACAACCATTCGTTGAACTCGTCGTCGAAGCGGAGAGAGGTAGGTGGGTTGGTGATAACCTCAAGAGCACGGTCAGTAAAGAAGTTGCGAATATCATCAGCCATGCCAACGAGTTCGGCTCGCTCTTGAGGGCTCATGCTTGCTTGCTTGGCCTGTGCCATCTTGAACAGGCGTTCCTTCTCCGGGTTCATCTCGATGTCGATGATAAAGAATCGTCGGTCAAGACCGGACTCCATCTCAAACCGAGCCGGTTGAGTACCTGCCCACAGTGTGTAGCGAGTGGTGTACTCGACCCAGCCAGCCCGCATGACCTTCTTGACCCGACCATTGTCGGTGGAGGTCAGCAGTTGATTCTTGATGTCGGTACTGTGTTCCTTCTTACCAGCATCAGTGATGGATGAAAATTCCTCGAACCCGAGGAATCCACCACACATCTCACGAGCGAGAGGACGGCCCATGATGTTCCCGTCTTCGTCAACCGAGCCGAACATACCTGCTTCGGTGATAGAGTTGGGGCCGATGTCGGTACGGAAGCCCATACCTATGTCAGCGTTGAGTGCGTTGGCAAGCAACCCTGTGCGTGGACTCAAGAACAATTGAATTAGCACAGACTTACCGGACCCCTTCATACCCCGCATGAGGATATGTAGTCGGGTGTCTGCTACATGGGACATCGGTGTGTAGATTGGTGCGCTATCGTGGCGCAGTATGCAAGCGTCAATAGCGAAGTCCTTTTCTTCCATAGGGATGAACGGGCAGGTACCGCACTTGTTGAGACCATTGAAGATGTGAGTACCGATGGAACACAGGAAGACTGGCACCTTGTCGGCCACATCCACATAGTGGTTGCGCTCAACATATTCGGTCATGGCCTTGAAGATGTCCACGGTATCAACCCCACATTCCTTGAGGTGCATCTCGGTGATTCACTTTTTCGAGGGTCTTCTTGATGTCCTCGAGCATCTCGGTAGTACGAGCGGCTTCTTCTCGAGCCAACTTAAGTGAACGCTTGAACTTGGTCTTGTTCCACCTACGACCATCGAAGTTCGAGTTGCTCAACACATGCTCATACAGCCTGTGTGCGGCTTCGGCATCAATATCTTCACCACTCTCGTGGCCACTGAATACGGTGCTTGAACTCAAGCCGAGCCCAGCCGCAAGGGTAGGGAACAACCATGCTGGGGGTGTAAAGAAGGAGTGCAATTCGTTTTGCGTATGTAGCGTCATGCCAGTGAACTCGTAGGTCTGTACCTCGCTCGGTTTCAACGAGGTGAAGTAGTCGGACTGCATGTTGTCGTGGATGTGTGTGGTCGTTAGGTACTTGACTGTGACCTCTTGACCAGTTAGTCCACCCCATATATTCTGTATGGCCTTGACAGTATCACGCACCGGTTGGTATGCGTAAATCCATGTGGCCTCGGCTTCTTCTATGGGCATGATGGGTGTGTGTGGCCACTTGTTAATGTTGATGAAAGCAACATCTTCCACGAAGTGAACAGGCCAGCCCGGAAATTCAAAGTCAACGGATTGGTTGAACACCATGTTTTTGATTAGGTGGCTCACGATGTAAGCATCTGCATCCTCTCCTTGAATGAATGCTTGTGCGGCTACATAAGCGGCCCCACCGTAGTCATTCTCGGAGTACACCACCACTTGATTGATGTCAAGTGGTAGGTCGCAGTCGTGGTAAATGTCGATTGTTCCTTGTTGTGTTAGCATATCAATTCCTCTATTGTCGTCAGTACTTAAGCGTTATGGAATTAAGTTGGTAAAGTCAGTTCAACAAACGAAATAAAATCGAGGCACTGCGTGATATTTGCCGGGTAATAATTTATTTCGTATAGGAGATATTTCAATAAATAGTAATAGTATAGTATAGTACAGTAGTATAGTACACCATTATGTTGAAACCCTTAGACGAAATAACTTAATTAGAGCAATATCCTCGCAGTTGCACGGTTTTAATTCGTTTGAAAAAAATACCTAACCAACTTAATTGCGGAACGCTTATATCTGCCTCCCGAATCTTTCGTACAGAAGTGTATCAACCTCAACTGTGCGACTGGAGTGTGGTACAATGATGGCACGACCCATGTGCTTGCCACTTCGGTCGTGACGGTACATGGTTTCAGCGACCATCTCGTTGATGTGCTTGGTGACTTTGGCCCGCTCATTTTTGCTTATGCTCTCGGGCTTAATCGGGATGAACTTATGACCCCTATCATCCACCCCTGTTATGGTGCAATAGAGGCGCTTCCCGAGGTCTGTTATGCGAATTAGGTACACACCTACCTCGCACACCAAAGAAGGCCGTATATGGGCCCCGTTCTTATCTCTAAAGACGAACGGTTCTTGGTGACTGCCGTACCCATTCTTGTCGAACACGACCGAGTACGCCTCAACATCACGGCTGAGTACATACTCGTCAAGCCCGAACACATTAACGATGTCACCATCCTTGTATTGTAGTACGAGGTAGCGCACATCTTCCTGTGCTTCTTCCAAGAAGCCCTGCATTATCTCACGCATGGAAGGGATATGCTCACTGGGAGCAAAAAAATCGTCTTCGACCGGTCCTCTCGGCAGAATTTTTTTGGGAAAAATTGAATCCAAGAACTTCCACATGATGATTTTGCTGGCAAAGAGGTGAACAGTATCAGCCTCTTGTAGTGTGAAGATTGGGAATTGCTTGAGTCGGGTTGTTCTCGGGTCACGCACATAGGCTGTGGCCGACTCGACACGGCATTTGTGTAGGTCAAGCACCGAATACATCAGCACCCCTCCACTCGTTGTATGCTTCTATGTCGATACTCCACACGACCACTGTGCGTGGTCCGGCTGTTGAATATCCGGTGGCAGTACCTTGTTTGTTGATGCCACCAATGGCCCTCAATTTAGGACCGAATGAGTTGCGGGTCGGTAGCCAGCGTGTCTTTAGATTGCTGTCTGCCAACCGATTGAATAGTTCGTAGGTCGAAAGCCCTTCGGGATTTGCGACCAAGATTTTTGCTACGATGTCTGCCAAAATGTATGTGTTTGTTTTCATATTTAATCCTCCTGTGTTTAGGTGGGAGCAGGTGCACGAAACAAAAGCCCAAACACAAAAGGAGGTAATTGCCGAAGCAACGAACACAGGATTACACCTGCTCCCTTGTTGTAATATGACCTTTGTCTGCGCCACTACTTAACCTTATTCCGATTTCACCGCCTTTGCTTCCCACAATTCCGCTTTCTCGATGCAGTCGGAGCAGGTCGGCGGGGTATGCCCACTTCGGAACAATGTGGGTACTTGACGATGTACTATAAAGTCTGCGGGTCGAGTCGCCCTGTCTTTCACTCGCTCGAAGTACACAGTGCCTTGAATCATCCCCGCTTGACCGCATAGGTCACACAGTCCGGGCTCATAAGTACAGCGATAACCGGCACTCGTGATGTAGCCCATGATAATTTTCCTATTCTTCACGCCGTCACCTCCAATTCATCCACTCGCACGACAATCCCACCGCATGAACAAAGGTCGCCATACATCGGCCTTATGTTTCCATCGGTGTTATTCTTGATGTAATCTTCTGTAAAGTCCCACCGACACTTCTCGCATATTATCATGAAGGGTTTCTCTTTCTTCTCTTCTTTCTTCTTCCAAAATCTCACGCCATCACCTCCACGCCTCGCCACCAGTCGGGGGCAGGTGTGCCCTTGTCCCACTTGGCGAACTGCTTGGAATGGTAGTAGGCTTGGTAAGCCTTGACCGCATCTGCATCACGATACTCGTCGGGCATGGCCTGTGCGAATGGTGTGAGTGCGGCTTTGGTACTTGGGTACTTGTCCTTGAACAAAAACACCAAGCCAATCATCGAGTGTATGGGTCGGTCACAGGCGTGTGTTTTGCCGAAGCGTTTGGTATATTCGCCACACAGTGCCACTGCGTGTCGAGCAAGCCAAACGAAGTTAGCCTCACTATCGCCAGCCCATACGGTGCATGGGTGGTGAGCGTAGCCACCCTTGTAGGGCTTGCCCGCTTTGGTGAGGGGCATCTGCTCATCAGTCGCACCATGTCGGCGCAGGGCTGATGCCATCATCTGTGCGGCCTCCACGACCATCTTGGGCACATGCTTGTCGCAGTGCATGTGAGCCGCAGTAGCAGGGTCAGTGTCAAGTACGAAGATGTTCATCAGTCCCACCTCGATGCTTGTTGGTCTGCCCGTAGGTGCTCGAGGTCGTTGTGGCAATCGTCGCAGATGTACTGGTCACTGTCGTGGTAGTCGTCTGCACAAATGGCACACTGCTCGCCATCATCCCAGTTCTTGTCGGGCATTGACTCGTGTAGTGCTTCGGTCGCACACTGCTTGCAGTGCAAGACGCCCTCCATAGCGGGCTTGTGCTTGAGTGGCTTGCGGCACTTCATGCAGTCACCCCCCATGATGCGTCGAGTGTGCAGTGGTAGCATGCTCGCTCGTGTTCGGTCGGTATCACTGCGTCGTCGCACAGTGGGCACAGCATCAGTTGCTTCGATGCCAGTACTCGCTTCACAAAGTATTTTGTAATTCGGTTGGTCATTGTGTGTTGCCTCCATTTTGGTTGTGTGGGCCGCCCCCATATATATGTTTCTGCGCATCCATCATTCGCTGAGTGAGGATGTCGGCCACTGAATCGTATTCGAGTGCTCGTAGGCACTTGATTGCGTCGATGAGCACATCTGTGGTGTTCATGAGCGCCTCGAGTGTCGGGTTCATACAATCACCCACTTGCCTTCGACCTTGCGTACACACTTGGCCAGTTCGTCCCAGCGTTCCGCTTCTGCTTGGAACTCACTTGCTTTCTCAGCCGCTTGGTACACCATCGGCTTGGTGATGTTAGCACACTGTCGCTCGACCCACTTCTCAATGTCCTTCATGCGACCACGCCAGTGCTTTGCTCGCTCACGAGCGTGTGCCTTGACATTGACATCTGCATCGAGGCGTGAGAGCATGTCCCACATCGGTATCGAGTTCATTCAATCACCTTACCTTCTTCATCTTTGTATAGTCTAAGCGTTCCAATGTATTCGCATCCTTCAAGGCGCATCGTTACGCAATAACCTTCATCACGACTTCCCTCATCAATGCTCAACAGTTCACGCAACCGCTTGACTTCTGCGAGTAGTTTAAGTGCCATCATATTGTTTCTTCCATCAAGCCTATATGTTTCGTCTTTGAGCATACGCTCGTATTTGTCTGTGTCAATCTGGTTCATTGGCTCGCCTCCCGTTCTTCTGTACGGATGCGTGTCGCATGGTGCATGACCTTGCGATACCTTGCCGGTGCTGGGTTAGGTGCTTTGCGTCCGATGTACTCGTATGCTACGGCCATCTGTGACCGCAAGAACATGATTTCATCGAGCAGTGCTCGTGTGAAGGTGTGCATGTTCACGCTGTCACCATCGGCCATAGTCTGTGAGTAGGCTACGGCTGAAACCTCTTCGTATTTTGTTAGTTCATCCCGTGTTAGCGGGGTATATTGCTCCATTAGGTATTCTTCGTATTTTTTCATTGTTGTTCCTCCTGTGTTGGTGGTAGCCATGCGATGAAGTACGGGACTCCATCTCGCATGAGCATCTTGGTGTGTGTGTACTTGTTGTTCTTCGCCCACACCACTACCTCTTGAAAGAGCATAGCGGCCTGTGCCATTGGGTACAGGGTGCACTTGGCTTCCTGTGTCCCGTTAGGCGATTTGTCTTCTTCGACTTCGATGTAGCCGTTGATGAACTGTATTCTGTAAGGGTCCATGTTTGTCATTAGCGGCTCCCCCTATATCAATTGAGCGGTGATTCGCCCTTGTAGAATGCCCAGCGTAGTGACTTGACGACGCCACGCAGTGCATTGTAGTTCCGAATCGCTTCCGCTCGCTCGCTCCGTGTGCTTGCCTCACGCATGGTGATGTACCAGCGTTCCTTGAGCACCTCGGCCTCGTCAATCATGCGTGTGACCTCGCCACCGGGTCGTATCACTTGACTCACTCTTCTTCACCGCCATTCACATCTTCGTAGTCCTCGACCAACTTTGTCCACTTGGCGACTTCCTTAGTCAACTTCTCGATGGCGTGGTCCCACAACTGGACCTCAGCAACAGGGTCACGCTGTACTGCACCATGTGTGTACAGTACATGTTGGCCCACATCATGACTTTGCAGGTGCTTGGGCATGGCTGAGAGCCACTCTCGCTGTGCGTTCCACTTAGCCTCGAAGTCGTGGTACTCAGCGAGCCACTTGTCATACGCTTCTTGCTTTCGATTGAGACCGGTCTTAGCGTACTCGAGGTCACGCTTGTTGTACTCATGTTCCGCTTTGCCCCTACTTGTCTTCAATTTTAGGCTCGCCTTAGCGATAAGCAGTTCGTACTTGTCCAAGAAGGCCAAGAAGTTGAGTGCCAGTTGGCTGTCGATGAATCGGGTAGTCTGCCACGATTTCATGTAGCCGAAGTCCCTTCGCTTGACCTCGAACTTGGTTAGGTGAGGTATGGACTTGAGGGTGTACACACCGATGTGATTATTCGCACGAGGTGATTGAACTCGAGTGACAACCAACTTGGGTACATGCTGTGCGCCCTTCATCAGTGCTATGAGGTCGGCGTTTTGAACCACACATTCGAGTAGGCTTGACACAATGTTTTCTGTGCCGTCGTCCCGAGGATTATCACTTTGCAGGTACTCCTTGAGTCGGAATGAGTAGTACTCCATGCCCCACATCTCGTGGGTCTTGGCTGTGACACGGCGCTTTTGCTCCCCGTCCATGTAGTACTCGCCGTAGTCGGGGTACTTGTCCACGACTTCGCCGGTGTGGTTAATCATCCATGTCTTAGCGACCTTGATGTGCCGTGTTAGAAAATTCACACCACGATGTAGAGACAGGGTGCCTTCGCCTCGCATCAATTTCACATTACTCATGCGAGCACCTCCATCGACTGTGCTTGCACGGCCAAGATGTACTCGGCCATGATGGTCACTGCAATCTCGGTTGCGTACTCGACCAAGAACCAGCGAGCCGTTGGTTCTACCGCAAAGTCGCCTTTGATATGAATACCAGCCCACACCTTGTCGAGATGCCAGCCAGCACCGTCGCCAAGAATGTAGCCGAGGGTGTGCACAGGTTCTTCGTTGCACAGGTCGAAGAACGCTTCGAGCGTATCTTCGCTGGTCATGTCTGCACCCATGCTCATCTTCTCATCCGTGAGGTTGAGAACACGGTTGGCCCATAGGCCCACCACATAGGTTGGTTTGTTAGATGTCACGCTCTCAAAGAGTGCGGTCGCTTCGTCGGTGTTCACAATGCTTCGTTTCATGTTATTGTCTCCGTTTTGGGTTGTTGCCCCATTTGTACTTAGGGAGGGCTCCCCTATATATTCGTTTGGGTTGCTGGTATCATACCAGTCCGTAGGACTGCTCATGACATCGCCTCCAGCGTTTGTTCGGCCCATGCCTTGTCGTCGTCGTTGGTACTGTGGGCGATTATCATGTTGAGCATACGCTTGTACTGCTCGGGTGTAGGTGTGATGTTCACTCGCTCACCCCCAATTCCTCGATGATTGCCTTTCGGTGAAAGTCGTTCTTATTTGGGTCTATGCGACCGAGTGTGTCCAGCCACAAGACGATTTGGATAGGCAGGGAATAGATGCCGTCGTAGTCGCACAGGTAATGAGGTTCTTCACGGTTAAACCACAGCCCGCCTTCGGCGTAGTATCGCTCGCTGTTCTCGGTGTCGTACATCTCAAATCCACCACGAGTACCACGCACCCATGCTGTGTAGCGCATGCTACGCTTCTCGGGCTTGGTGCCTCCCCATGAACCCACCATGTTCACCCATGTGTCCTCGGTGATGTCGAGTTGGTCTTTGTCGCCGCCAAATAGAGGTGTACTCATTGTTCCACCTCCGTCGAGTGAATGGTTGAATACCATATCACGCTGTACGAATCCCCACATGACTCGCATGATACCTCGGCTCGCATTGTGATTTGGTCGCCATCGAATGACTCGATGTTGGCATCCCATAGGTCCACTGCATCATTTTCGGCATTGCAGTGCGGGCAATCCGCAAAGACGCTACTGTCCACTGCTACGCTCATTCAACCACCTCGGAGAATCGCTCATCGGCTTCCCGACTTAGACACACTGCACACAGGAGAACGCCCTTGTTGGCATCTATCCATTCCATGCGTTCTTCGGGCATCATGGGAGAGAATCGTTGATTCCCTCGAATGGTCCGAGTAGGCACTTGTATGAGGTCTTGACACAGCCTGTGTGCCACCGTTCGAGATTTTCCGTCGAAGCCTCGGGTCGTTCGTCCTGTCATTTTGCCGTAGTTCTTACAGGCAATCCACTGCTCAGTGCGTGTGATTTTTGCCTGTGTAGGAACATCGTAGTCCCTGTGGTCGTCGTCCGGCATGACATCGCCGCTGTCAACGGCCTCCTTAGCCGCCTTCTTCGTGCCTCCCCATACCGTGTGGTACGAGGTCACTCGTTCTGTGGTTTCGACGATGTGCCGCTTTAGCACACCGCTTCGCTCTTGTTCGCTTAGGTTTGTTCTTCTCATTGGTATTCCTCCATTTTCGTTTCAATTAGGGGTCGCTCGTATATCAATCTTGCTCCCACCCTTCGCCCCAATCGGGCTTCGTGTCAATCTTGCCTCGTGTCACGGTCGTTTGCTTCGTGTCCTTGTACGAGTCATGCTTCTTGACGGTTGCTGTGAGGCCAATGATTTGGCCTTTGGTAAGGTCGTTCTTGTCCCCACTACGGAACCACACCAGTTGGTTGCCCTTGAGGTCAACGAACTTGGTCAGTGTGCTGATGCCGTACATGGTTTCGATACGGCGCACGAATGTGACCTTGCACGGGAGCACGGTCATACGCTCACCCACCTTGCCTACCCACTGGCTCGTGACCGTAGGCATAGGCTTGGGGGCAGGTTCGGGCTTGCGCTTGAGCCAGCCAGCGAGTGCACCACCAGCGTAGCCAGCGGTTTTGTTAGTCACCACATGGGCCTTAGCGATACCACGCAGGTTGTGCTCGAAGTTGTTGAGCCCCGGCAGGTCAGTCATGTACTTGATGATGTCCTGTGCGGTGTTCCACACCGCCTCACTCACTTGAGGTAGTTCGTCGGGCCGACCGAAGAAAGTACCCTCCCCCAAGATACCGTGTATCTTCTCGAGAACAACCAACTTCTTGCTTTCTGGGTGCCAATACCCCACTTCGCCCCATCCGTTTTCTGTGGGTACTGCGTGTGCCCACGAGTTGAATATCCACCGACCAATGTTGCTTCGGTACCTGCCATGTGTGTTCGCATACAGGGCGAGGGCTACGGCCATGTTCGTGAGGCTCATGTTTGGGTGCTGACGCTTGTTGCGCTCACCGGTGTGTGTGGCCCAGTCGATGCGGCTGTTGCCCTTCAACTTGAGCCAAGATTCGGCCATCTCGGGTGTGATGCCTGTGTACTCGAGTAGGCATGCTGTCCCCACTTGCTTGACTGCGGAGCCATCCGTGACTGTGTACACGGTCTGCCGTCCACGCTTACCACTTGTGCAGTGGTCGCAGTGGTCGGTGAACTTGTGCGGGGGCGTGAGTGTGTCCTCGATGGTCGGGTTGGGGCTGAAAATCACGGGCTGTCCGTGCGCTGGTTGGTTGATGTCCACCGGCTGAATTTTGGCCTGTACGGTCCATGCGTTCTCGAACTCTTCGCAAATGACCGCAAGCAGGGCCTGTTGCACATAGTACACACGCCCTCGAGAGTTCTTGAACTGGGTCAACACTGGGTCGTGAATGTGCCAAGAGAATATCTTGCCACGCATGCTAAACGCTCGAGCAAGACGCTTGAGTGTACGCTCAACTGATGCGAGGTTCACGGTGTCAATGGTCACTTTGTGCTCAATCAATACGGGTGTCGAACTCATTCTTCCACCTCCCGCTGTGCGAGCCAGTCGCTAAGACCGACTTCGTAGGCTATCGGGTCAAATACCTTGAGCAAATCAGAGGCATGTGCAGAAGTTCCACAGAACTCAACGATGGGGTTGCACTGGTCAATCATCTCGTCGTATGCGTCGTAGATGTGTTGTGGGTACTCGCTCATTCGCCCACCTCGCTCAAGACCCATTCGAGGGCCTCAATGAAGCCATCCATCCAGCACATCTTCTCACCTGTGGTGGTGTGTGCCTTGCCGGTCGGGTAATCTTCGATGAGCATGTGTGAAATCTCATCAAATTTTTCGTGTATCATCGTTCTCATTGCTTGCATGTTCATTTTCGTATCTCCTTGTTTCGGTTTGTTTGCCGTTGATTCCCTATGGGTGGCATCCCCCATATATACTGTTCGGTCTCTATCGGCGGTGAATGCGTTGCTCATGCGCCCACCTCCGGTACCTGTGTGAGCAGTGCGCCGGTCATGGCGATGCTGTGAGCGAGGTCGGGCTGTCCAAGTTCGCTCAGTCTGTCTGCGATGTCGTGCAATCGGGCGTGACGGCAACTCGGACAGATGCCGCACTTCGGTGTTTTCCAAGTTCGGTTGCTTCCGTAGCATGTGACTCTCATGCGACCACCTCGATTTTGGAGAGGTCCAATCGAACACGAACTCGCACTCGCTCGGATATGCGCATGTGGGCGTAGATGCACACGGGGTCATAGGTGAACTCGCTTGGGCGGTCAAAGATGAACGCCGGGGTACACCGGAACTGCTCGTATGTAGGCATGTGTGGGCTCATTCCGTCCCCTCCAAAATGTCTCTCACGGCACAGGCTATCTCGGAAAGAAAGTGGGCCATACAGAAACCCTCGTCGTTCATCTCTTCGGGTGTAGGGCGTGAGGCCAAGACGCTCAAGGCCCGCTTAATTGCCAACTCGCTCGGTGTCAAGGGTTTGAACCCCGTCGCTGGGTTGATGTCTGTTTGTTGTTGCATCGAGTTGAATTACAGGTCGCCGCTATATCAAGATGGCGTTCGTCATTTTGTATTTAACATAGTTAGCCCCGAATATCGGCGTGAGGCCGACACAAGCGACCGGAATCCGAACCTCTCATGTGCGTGTACATGAGGCAGGGGCGGGCGAGTGCGTGTACGCAGGTGCGTTTAAGAAGGTTTCGTGGGCGGGAGTGCACCTCATGTGCGGGGAAGTGCGCTGGAACCTACCCACATGCTCACAAATCGCCGTATTTTTACGCAATCCGTTGGAATTATGCCGAAAAGCGGGGCACTTTGCCATATATAGCATGAAATCTGCCTTCACTTTGGACTTTTCCGGGTGAAAGTGGCTCTCTCCCTATGTGCATAGGCATACA